TTTGTATCACACTGTACATAACACCTAAAATTTGTAGGTGTTACAAAGGTTTTGCCCAAGAATACAGACAAAAATGCCGGGGTATTTAGCCCCGGCTGTGCATTAATCTACTTGACGTTATTATTTAGGCGTTTGTACGTGCCCACTTGGCTGCTGATGTAGCAGCTTTTGCGTACTTCTCTGGATCTGGACGGTCTTCCGTCAGCTTTTGCCGCGCACCAGACGTAAATGCCGCAACATCCATCCCACTGGCACCTGATTGTTCCATCTTTTCAGCTACATCAGCAATTGCTTCCAGAGCAATTGCTTTTTCCATGCGATTCTTAGGGTGCATGTCTGTATTTCCCCAGGTGTTTAACGTTTTCTCTTGGTAATAGTCTAACGTACGCAGCTTTTTTCTAAATTATTCCCGTTAAAATACAGATAACAAGAAATCTATAGCTCATAAGTTCCAAATGGCGTTATCACCTGCCGATTTTGCCGCTTTTAGCCGTGCCACTGGGACCCCATACCCCGAAGATCCGGAAGAGAGGGCTGAGTTGGCGCCACAGGTGCTTGAATTCCGCCGTAATCAGCTTCGTCAGCCACAAGAAGAGTCAAATGTACCTGGCATCCTGGGTGCCGTGGTTGCAGGCTTAGGCGTTTTGGGTGCAGGTGCCTATGGCGCCCGTCGTTTAGCTGGTCGCGCTCGGCCACAAGCTGCTCAAACAAAACTTGGCATTAATATTGCGGATCTTTCGAGTGCTGCCGCTCCTCAACGTCAAACAACTCCACCTCCTTCACGTGTTTCGACTGCAATTCCACAGTCTACCGTTGATTTGACAGGTGTTAAAAAAGCTGCTGATCCTTTGGTCCAAGCACAGACTTCTAAAACAGTTGATACTGGCTTAAGGCAAAGAGAAGGAAAAATTACACAACAGCTTCAGCGGAATGAAGACCTTGACTTGGCATCTACTTCAGCTGGCCGCTGGATGCAAAATGAAAGAGGGATAATTCAAGATGAATTTTTAGACCAAGGCATTACACCTACTCCTACTCTTATTGAAAGTGAACTTGCCAACAGACTTGGTGCCGAAGCGAGTTCTTACGGATCCAGCTATACGCGCAGGAAAAATGCAATGCAACTTGGCGCCACTTATGGTGGTGAGCTTTTTACTAATGTAAGAGCTGACACTGTTGAGGTTGCAGGAATGCCGATTCCTGTTTCCGAATTTAAACAAAAGTATATTACTGAAGAAGTTGCATTAGGCCGTTTGCCTAGGCAAGAAAAAATCAACGAGTTTGTTAGGGACATACGTCTCGCTAAAGAAGCAAAAGCAGAAGCAGGTGATATGCAATTAGATGATTTACGAAATCAAATTGGTTTACGTCAAGAAGATTTGGGAATGCTCCAGTATGCCGCACAACAAGAGAAAGATCCTGTTCAACGGCGTGCTCGCCAGATGCAAATCGAAGGCGTTCAAGAAGAGCTAGAGGATCTCACCGATACATTTAACAGTGTTAGGTATAACTATCTTGTTAAACCAGAACGTGGTTTAGCGGGCGCTCAACGCTGGGCGCAACAAACTATCGATAAAGAATGGCCGACTTCTCTTCGTCCAAATATTGAAGAAGGTTCACGTATTTTCTTTGAACAAGATCCAACAACCCTGGAACCTATTCCGGCTAGTGTTGAAATTCGCCCTGGTTATCGTCCTTCCGTTCTTAATTTGGAAGCACCTGCTTATGTTGGTCAGTCCGTATACCAGCCTGATATTGGTGGCGGACTTGCACCAGTTCTTCAAGCTGCGAGTGGAACAGCTATTCGCGGCAAAGGAGGACGCGGTTTTATTGAGGAGCCAAAATTTGAATTGTCTACCGGTGGGCAACAACGTGAATATATCCGTAATGAGCCCAAAGGAGGCGTTGGTATTTATGGAATGGAGACAGAAGGCAGGCCTGCAGGCGCAATTAAACCTGGTACAGCAGGAGACGTAATTCGCAGCGGCATTGCTAAGGGCATGGTTCTGCCTAATACCGCTGCTGCACGTCGACGTCCAACTGATGTTCTTACAGAAGGAGGTGGGTATATTGAATCTCCTGAAGATGTATTGACTTTTGGCACGGGTTATGGAGGTACACAAAAAGGACAACGGATTGCAACCCGTGGAGCACAAACGCCAACCGTCAATGAATTGACTGTTAGCGCATTGTCTGACTTAGATGACAACGCTTTAAATGAAATGGTCCTCATGGGCCAAGCCGCAGGTGATCCTACGAGTCTTGCTGCCGCACAAGAAGCAGAGAATGTTTTACGTTATCGAGGAGAAGCAGAGACCCTGGGACGGCAAAAACAAGCCTTGTCTTCTGTGCGTATGTCGGAAGCTGTTTTACGTGCAAATAGAATGGCTTCAGAACGCAATCCAAGAGGAGGTGTTTTGCCTGATGAACTTACTACTATTCGTAGGCAAATGGAAACTTTAGAGCCGCAAGAAACTTCATATAGAGCGCGTGATTCTTATTCAGAGTCTTCTCTTCCTCCAAGTCAACTTGGCTTACAAGGCGTTACGGGGTATGCGGCAAGGCAACGTCAGTCTCCAGCAGATATCGCAGCTAATCAACTAGAGACTTACATGAGTAAACTGCAAAGAGGACGCTCGACCCCTCTTACTTCGCAGGCTGTTATTCAACCGCGTTTGTTTTAATCATGGCTGACAAAAAGAAGAAAGATAAAAAGTGGATTCAAGGCATGGAGATGAAGGAAGGCGCCTTCACTGCCAAGGCTAAGAAGAAGGGTATTACCTCTGCTCAACTTCAGGCTAATGTCCTTGCTAATCCAGATAAATATGATGACAAGACCGTAAAGCAAGCACGGTTACGTCAAACCCTGGTAGGGTTAAAAAAGAAAAAAGATACCAGTAAATCTGAAGACTAATGGCAAAAGATCATCGCTTAGAGCTTGGCAGATACATTGATTACACAAAAGATGTATTCGCCAAAAAACGTCAGCTAAATTTTGATGATCTTTTTTCTACTAAGGCAGATAGTGGCACTGCACCCTGGACCCCAAACCGGTTTGATAACACAGACCTTTTGCGGCGCATTCAGACACGTAAACTGCGTTTCAACCCAGGCCTTCAATTTGTTGGTGAGGATGCCCAAAACTTAGAGATCTTTGCTGGTATTGGACGTTTTAATCGCAAAGAAGACTATGACTTTAACGTGGGACGTGCGTTAACAAAACAACGTCCAGAAGATCAACCAGGCTTTAATCCTATTTGGCGGGACATGTATGCATTAAGTCCCACACTTAAACCTGACGATCGTATTAGCAATCCAATGCCACGTGCTGCTAACCCAGATCCCAAGGGCTACTTAATGGCAACAGCTGAAAATAAAGCCGAGAATGAAGCAGAAGGAAATGTCTCGGTAGCACAGCTGCTCAAAGGTGAAGACACCAAGAAACCAAGCGCAGAAGAAATTGAAGAAGCCTAACGTTTTATAATAAAAAGAAAAGAGTAGATAGGTGAACTTCCAACGTTTATTAGGTTTTGTAGGACGCAACGCAGGTGATGTCGCAAAATCTGTTGTACCTGGCAGCGCACTAGCGGCCGGCTTCGGTTTGTTGGAAGGACCAACTGCCGCTGCTACTTATGGTTTGATGGATCTTGCAGCTGCTTTTCCCGCAACCATGGCAGCTCGTGGTTTGACGCGTAATGTTAAAAATCCCTTGGTTCGGGGTACTGTAGAAAACGTCGCTAATATCGGCGCATCCCTTGGTTCAACCGTTGCTGCGTCTAATCTTTTGTATGGGAACCGTCCGGTACCAACGGATATGTCGCAGTCCCAGCAAATCATGCAGGAAATGGGTCAACGTGCGGCAATCAATAAACTTGACGTACAAGCAGTTGCACCTGGTACACAATTTCAAACTGCTGGCATTGAATTCCTCAATGATTACGTCGACAAAGAACTGCCAAACATAGCTAATTATCTTTCACCAGAAGAATTAGCGCTGTTCTCACAACCAGGAGTGGCGTAACATGGCTGACATTCCTTTTGTTTCAGGCGCTAAAACTGGATTGCGTTTAATTGATAAACGCCCAAATCAACGTGTAACAGTCTTTGGTCCTCAATTTAAACAAGAACTACAACAGGAAGGTATTACTCTTCGTCAAAAACCTCAAGAGTTTCTTGGTGCTTATTCAGCACGTCTGCTCACAGATATTGTTACCGATGGCACCAGGGCTGTTTGGTGGGCATTCAATCATCCCAACGCTTTAGCTGATAAAGCAGCTCGTGTTGCAATCGGTAAAGAAGCATCTAAGGAAATGGGTGTACTTGGTACTGGTCTTGTAATGGCAGCTGCTGTTGCACCTGCTATTGCTGTATCTGGCGCCTATGACATTACCAATGTTGGTGAGATGTTCAGGCCCAAGGGTTTTGCGCAATCCTATGCAGAGGAAGGATCAGAAGATCGCCGTCAAACAAGTCAACCGGTTCCTGAGTTATTTGAACGCTTCTTCCTTGGGCGTACAGGGAGACCCCTTGCTTACGAAGAAGCGAAAAAAGATATTCCAGATCTTACCCCTGAACGTTACGGTAATTTCTTGAGGAGTTACTACCAAGACAAAGGTATGCTTGGCGTGCTTAAGGCAACTCCTGAGAATTTACAGGGTTATCCAGAGGCCCGTCTTCTGGGCTACCCAGTTACGATTCCATCTGCCCTTGGTATTGCTGGTGGTGCCATTGCAGGAGGTGCTGTTGCTCGTGCCACTACAGGTAAAGGTAGAGCTGCAAAAGCAGTCGCTGCGGGTCTTGCGGGATCCCTTGGTGGCGTACTAACAGGAAATGTTGTTAATGAGGCAATTGCTGCGGGTAATCGGCCAACGCTTCCTACAACTAATGAATACACTGCATATACACAAGGCGTGCAGTGATAGAATTTATTTAAATAAAAGACATTCAATAAATTAATGGCGACTTACAGCTCTACTGGCGGTCCCTCTGAGCGTATTGCACAGGGCGGTTCCATTGTTCCTTATGACCTCTTAACCGCAGCTCAAGGTTACGCTCGAGATCCAAGAGCTTCGTTTGCTGCTTACGGGCAACGTCAAGCACAGAATGTTGGAAATATGTTTGGCGTAGGCGGGCAAAGAGGCGCTCAAGCTATGCAACAAGCCGGTGCATTATTTCCCCGTGGTCAACTGCTAGGCGGTGCCTTGGCAGCTGCTCCTTCTGTTCTTAGCGCCGTAGGTTCAGCACAAGAAGGACGTACCCTGGAAGCAGGCATTACTGCTGGCGTAGGTATTCCAACAGCCTTAGGTGCAGCTGCCCTTGGTGCTCGCGTTGGCGGCCTCCCCGGTGCTGCGATTGGTTTAGCTGGTGGCTTACTTGCTCCTGCTGTGGCCCAAGGTCTTGGTGGCATGGCAGAAAAAGCAAAAGCTGAAGCAACCGGCGAAGAAATTGCTGGTAAAGAGGGTGGTTCTTCTGCTTCTCGTGGACAACGTGCGAAAGAACGCGCAGAAGCGATGAAGGATGCAGAAGTTCAGGCGCAGATTGCACAGCAGTATGGTGGTGCATATCTCCAGCCCACTCTGCAAGCCGTTCAAGATCTGCGTCAAAACGATGTAGATATGATGATTCAATCTGAAAAGCGGATTGATCCTATTCTTCGTCAACGCTTGAATGAGCAACTTGCCCGTCAACAAGCTTTGATCAATACGCAGGGTCAGAATTATGCAATGCTTGGCACCATTTCAACTGCTGGTCAACTTGCTACTGGTGCGCAGCAACAAGCGGGTGCCAACCTACGTACTGCGTTAACTGCCAACCCTTACGCAGGCTCCACCCTGCAAGCTCCTCAAATTAGCTTTGGTTGATCATGGCCCCAAATATCTTTGGCCTAGGACAAGCTAGTACTCCCTCGCTGTATACCAACTATGGCGGCCAATTAAATGTACAGGGCTTTGGTAATCAAGCTACACAGCCTAATTTAGCTGGTCGTTACAACATCGATCCAGAGGGTGTAAAACAGTTTAAAGAGGCTTTTGGTGAGGAGTATGGCCCCTTGATCTATTGGGGTGAAATGAATCGTCAACGTGAAAACGATCCTCAACGCCTTCGTGAACAACTCGAAGTCCTTGGCCCTTACATGAAAGATGTTGCACGCGAAAAGCAGCGTCTTGGTATGGAATCAAATATCTTTGCTGGCTTGCTTAATCTTCCTAATAAGTGGCAGGAGGCTATGTCAGAGAAGTACCGCTTCTCTGGGCCTATGGTCGATATGATTAAACAAGGGTCTCAACGCACTGCGGCGAATCCCTTTACCCAAAGGCAGTACATTGGAAACCTCTAAATAAAATGTCTTTTACAAATCCTGTCTTTGGCGTTGATTCAGCCGGTGCGTTCGGTGGAATTGGGGATTCGTTAGCTTCCAATCCCTTTGGTGGCGCGTCTTTAAATGTCGGTGGCTTTGGTGGTTCCGCTCCTAGTTATGGCGGCGCTGGCGGTGGTATGGGACAAGCGGCTGGTCTTCTTGGCTTGGCCAACCTTGGCCTTGGCATGATGGGCACAAGTAATACCAATCAGTCCTTCCAGCAGATGCAGCAGCTTGGCGGCATCATGCGTGATCTTGACTTTGGTACAAATCTTTTTGCGCAGAACAAAGATATTTTTGAACAGAAAGATGCTCCTCGTTGGGCCGCTAAATTTTCTGTTAATGATCCAAACTATCGTCAGGCTCAAATGCTTCAAGGCATTAGAAACCCTGGTCTTGCTGGGCGTTACTCTTCCTTTGTCGCTTAGATTCCTTACAGTTAAAATAAAGTCATTAGATAAGGTCGTATCCCCAAATGGCGTTTGATATTGGAGGTTTACTAGGAGGAGGGGTAAGCGGCGCAGCAGCAGGATCTGTTTTTGGACCGATTGGTGCTGTTGCTGGCGGTCTCCTGGGCGGCATTGGTGGTGCTGTTAGTGGAGGCGGTCCTGCTGCGTACCAAATGACGCCTCTTCAGGAGAAGCTAAACGCTTATGGTCTTGATCAAGTCAGGGCTTCTCCGCAACGCCGTAGAGCAATTAAATCGCAGTTTAAAAGCCTTGTAAAAAGTGGTAATCGAGGAGGTGCTGAAGCCTTTTTAGAAGCTTATCGCGATCGTTTCTCTAATCCAGAATTCATTGAAAAAAGTCTTGCAAGAAGCTACAAAAAAGAAGTTGACTATGCAAGTCCTTCTTACCGTAATCTTGCAGAATCTGTTTATGGTCAGCAGGGTATTGGTTACACCGCTGATGAATATAGTGGATTCGGAAAGAATGCTGAGAGCTTAGGCATCCGCAGTCCTCAGGCATTTGCGGACATGTTGAAAAGAGATCTGATTTCATCTGGTAAGGTGATGACTCCTCAACAAGAGATGCTTTCTAACATCTTTGGAACACCAGAACGTGATGCAACTGGACGCTTAACCAATCGTTATCCTACTATTGCAAAAGCTGCGGGTCCTTCTCCTATACAGGCGATTAACTATCAATACGGAGCGTAACAATGACCTGGAAGCAAGCGGTTAAAAAAGCTGCATCATCCGATGGTGGTGTAAGTCGTCAAGAAGCCAAACAAATTGCAAGGCAGTATAACAACGTTAATTACGGCGACGTTAAATCGTATTCCCAAGGCAGGGATACATGGATAGGAAAACCTACTAGAGAAAGTAACAATACCCCTAGCGATTTTAATCCTGCTGCAACAAATCCTCTTAGTGCTTCTGACTATGCAGGTATTTTTCAAACCCTTCAAACAGGTCAAGAAAATCTTGCTAACATCCAAGGTCAATGGTCTCAAAACGCTGCGCAGATCGGCGCTAACGCACAAGTTAGTTCCGCTGGTATTCGCGCTGATGCCGATAAAGAAGTTGCCCGTGCCTACTCTGATGCACAGAAATATGCAGCAAGCCTTGGTTTAGAAGGTGTTAAATACGGCGCAGATAAAGAATCTGAATGGCGCCAGGCAGTAGCTAATATTGAAGTCAAAGGCAAGCTGGATCTACAGCCAATCATCAATGCGGGGCTTGAAAAAGTTGCAGGTATTGAGGCCCAGGCTTCTCGTGATGTCGCCGAAACAACAGGCAAGTACAGCCTGGAATCCATGAAGCAAAGGACATCAGCAGATAAAAGTATTGGCAAAATGCAGTTAGCTGGCTCCATGTATGGTTTAATTGGTTCAGTCTTTGGTTAATACTGTTTAAAATAGATACATAACCAAGCGTTATTACAATGACTTCTTCTGTTCCCGCTGGGCAGTCTTCTGCCGACGACTACTTTGATATCGATAAGTTTCAACAACTTCTTGATAAGCTAGAAGGTTCTAAAGGTCGTCAAAAGCGTCAAGAATCGACGGAAGGTCGTCGCAACATCTTTGCTCAGGGCCTTGCCAGCATGATGAGCAACTTCTGATCACTTAAGGAGAAATGAGCCATGACCAGTAGCGTGCCTGCAGGTCAAACCGAAGCCGATGACTGGTTTGATCTAGATAAATATAAGCAAGCTGCGGAAGTGGCTTATAGTTTCTCTAAGAAGAAATTAGAAGATGCCGGAACCCAAGAACGTGAAACCATCGGTAAAGGCGCAGAAGAACAACGAACTTCCGCTTCTCAAGGACAGGAGTTCAAGCAAGCTGACGAAACCCGCGACTACAACCAGGCGCAACGAGCTTATCGATATTGAGCTGTTTGATCAGTGGGTTGATAATATCGACTCTGCTGAACAAGACGCTTTCGTTAGTTTTGCTGAAGAAACTTTTTCGATAATCGAGTGCTACCTATACGCCAGGTTTCTTGGTTACAAAGGAAGTATTGTTCCATGTGAGCAGTGGGTTAAAAGCCACTACCCTAAACCGGATCACCGTAGGAAACTCCTCTATGAAATTGAGGAGATGCAAGAAGATATCCGTAAATTACGTGACGACGTAGATAATGGTGTCGTAAAACGTGATGCAGGCGTTGCACGCATCGCTGGTATGCAAAAAGAATTACGCGGTACGATTGCTCAGATTGAGCAATTTACTTCTAGTCGAGATCGTAAAGGTTTATTGATGGCTGGTGCTGACCGCGCCATTCGTGAATTAATGGTGATCTTCAAAGATGATCCTATTGAGATCCCCTTGGAAGAAGCCTCGATGAGCATCTGGGCAAAGATGCAGTATGAGGAAAGTTGATTTAAAATAAAACTCATGAACCCAGCACCACAAGCCCAAGCTGCTCCAGATGCCAACCTCGCTGGTGGCATGATGAACGTTGTTCAACAGCTTCAAAAGAATCGCTTTGGTGGGATTCGTCGTTTACAAGGAGCACCCGTTGGTGGTGAATCCCCTGCATCTGAAGGTGCTGAAGTTTTAAACGCTATCCGTAATAATAAGCAAAATGAGCAAGAACAAAATGCCTCCAGAACTCCTGGAACATTTCAAGAAGAAAGAGGCCAAGAACGAGGACGGCAGCGAGATGTCGGACAAGGAGAAGCGCAAGGCCGCCCTGGACAAAGCTCGCAAGTACAAAGAACAGAAGAAGAGCAACGAAGACGGCAAATGAGGTAGTATTCAGTAATACACTGAACAATACTTACTGTGCCTGCGTATCAACATCTTGCGTATCGACGTAATGCACAAGCTGCGGCACGCAGACAGCAAATTCGTGTTCCCCGAAATCTTGAATCCCTGGAGAAAGCAAGGGAAGATTTTGGTTTTTTCTGTGAGTATGTAGCAGATAAACCTCCGGCTCATCATCACAAAGAATGGCATCGTCACTTTGTGACAGGTGAAGACAGCAGTTGCCTCTTAAAGATTGCAGGACCAAACGTTGATCTCCTGGCACCTAGGGGATCAGCCAAGAGTACGGTCCTTGGTTTGTTTACAGCTTGGGCCATTGGTATCCATACACAAGCCAAGAAGCCGCTACAGATCCTCTATTTGTCTTACACGGTTGATATTGCGCGTTCCAAGTCAGCAACCATCAAACGTATCATTGAAAGCAAACGCTACCAAGAAGTTTTCCCAACGGTCCGCCTATTAAAGAACGTCACCAGTAATGAGTACTGGTCTATTGATCACAAGTTTGCTGGTATCGACACCACAGGTGAAGAACAATTTACGCTTTGTGCAGCAGGTCTTAAGGGCTCAGTGACCTCCAAGCGTTCACACTTGGTCATCATCGATGACGCCATCAAATCAGCGGCAGACATTTCTAACCCTGACATCCGTAAGCAGATGCAGGATAACTGGAATGCTGTGATCGCACCCACCATGTTTGAAGGAGCCAGGGCAATCTGCCTTGGTACGCGCTTTCGACATGATGACATTCATGCAACAACATTCAACACGCAAAACAACTGGTTACAAATTGTTCTTTCTGCAATCCTTAACGATCCTAAAACAGGGGATGAACGATCTTATTGGCCTGATATGTGGTCACTGGATTACCTTAAGGAAAAGAAACGGCAAGCGCCAATTGCTTTCTCTTTCCAGTACATGAATCAAGTCATCAGGCAAAACGAACTATCGCTTGCGCCTGAGCTAATTGTTAAAGCCGAAATCTCTACAGAGTTTGATACGCTTGCCATTGGCGTTGATTTATCCGCTGGTACCAAAGAGAAGAATGATTACACTGTGATGGTTCTTGGTGGACGCATTGGCGACCAGATTCACGTTATTGACTACCGTCGTTTACGCGTGATGGGCAACCTAGAAAAACTAGATGCCCTCAAAGAACTGCTTAATGATTGGTCGGTACTTGGTCGAGATGAAAACGGTAATTACTTTCCGACTTACTCCACGTGTGACATCTATTCAGAAGCTGTACAGTACCAGGCTTCCCTGGAAGCTGACTTCAAACGTGTATGCCTAAATAACGAGAGTCTTTACAACTTAAATTGGCATCCCGTCAAAGGATTCCGTGCTGATAAATTGGCACGCTTCCGTGGTTGCATGGGTCTTTTTGAGGACCGTAAGATCATCTTCAATCGATATCGCAACTTTACCGCTATGTTTGAAGAGCTGACTAACTTTGGCGTTAGTAGCCATGACGACTGCGTTGATGCCCTTGTCTGGATGATTAATGGTCTTATGCGCAAAGGTAAATTGCAACTTGATTACTAAACATTAGAATTAGAAAAAAGCGAAATTTGGTCGTGGGACCTGAGTACATTGCTATCGGTTTGACGGCCGTTGTATCAGCCATCACCGGTGGCAGTTGGGTCGCAGGTAAAATCCTTGGCAGGCAAAACGACCAGATTCAACAAGCTTTTAATTACATTGGTTCGCAAAAGCGAAGGATTGACGTCTTGGAAGACGATTTAAAACGTATGCCTTTGGAGTACGTTCTCAAGGTAGACTTCCTGAGAGAAATCCAGCAGATGCATGACAACTTCAATCAGATCAACGCAAAGCTTGATAAGCTAGTTGAGAAATTACTTGAGTCAAAATGAGCTACATCCTTGAAGTCCAGGAGGACGAGAACGGAGAGCCTTACATTGTACTTCCCGATGAGGTGACGGAAGAGCTGGGCTGGCAAGAAGGCGACGTACTTAATTGGGATGTTCGTGGTACTGGCATTATCATTTCCAAGGTTAATGACGCTGCTGGTTACGAGGTTATAGAAGAGTAGAATAAACGGATTGAGGTGGCATGCAATGATTAGAACAGATGGCGGATATGGAGTTCCTGGAATGCCAGGCAACACAAGTGCAGTAAGTGATCTCGTCTATCGTGGCGGATTTGGTCAAATGATGCCGTTGCCTTATCAGGGTGGTGGTATGGATGTCCAGTTGCTCTCCCAGGGTATTCCTGTGGGACAAGACCCTCGTCTTCCCATGACACAAGGACAATTCCTCAATGAAGTAGAGGAGCTACGTTTTAAAAACATGTTCCCAAATCGCGGTAATTTTCGTCAATATATTCGTGATTACAACAGACAAAATCCATTGGGTAGACAGGCTGATGTTCCTTCTAGCTTTGATGCTAAGTACGTCTCCTGAGCTGCTAGTATTTAATTAAAGAACAAGGTGAATAATGGCTGACGCTAAGGCCCGTTTACAAGAAATCATCAACGCTTACCTGGATAAGGACAGCAATATTGTTGTTGATACGGGCATCGTTGCGTCTCATATTGCTCAGATGAAACTCTTTGGCATTCGCCAAGGGGTAGAATTCTTTCCATCTCAAGACAACTTCGGTGCACAGCGCAAGGATTTCCTTGATCGCGTGATGAAGTACAACAAGATGGATACGCGCCTGGATTCAATCTGGGAGTATTTCCTCTGTGATGGCAAAGGTCTTTTTTACATTCGTCCAACCAAAAATAATTACCGTCTCTACTATTTTCGTGAGCACGAATATCGTGCTTATTACAACGTTGATGGCGAGCTGGATGAAGTTGTAATCATCTACAGCTATAAGGTGCGCCGTGGTAATGGCTTTGGCGAGAATATTAATACAACAAACCTGACCGGGAATCAAAGCACATATAGCCCTGGAGCTAAGCGCTATATTCGCCTTTCAATCAAAACAACTGAGATTGAAGAAACTCACTCCGATTCGGAGATGAACTTTGATATGCCAACCTATGCGTTGACAGGAAATACAAAACAGTTAACCAATAGTCTTGGTTTTATTCCTTGCGTTGAAATTCTTAATAATCCACAAGGATTTTCGACAGAAGGCATCGGTGAATTCGATGCAATGGCCAATCATATTTGTACGCATGATGATTTGATGCGCACCATGCGCAAAAACATCACCTTCTTTGGTAACCCAACACTGTTGTCGTCTCGCCCCAAGACAGACCTTATGGAGGCTGGAGGCGATGTTACAGTACAACGTCCCTCTATTGCTGCTAACTCAGGCTTTACAAGTCCTTCTCCGTTAAGCCGTTCGATGTTTAAGGCTGACCCTGTCAGCCGTGGTATTGATGGTCAGATCCGTGTTCCACGCGTTATTGCAAACCTGGAGCCAAACGACCGTGTTGGTTATATTGTTCCAGATGCAATTACTGGTGACCAAAACGCATTTGCTCGTCAGTATCGAGAAGAGATCCGTACTGCCCTTGGCGGCGTGGATGAACTATCTATTTCTGCTGGTGTAACAGCAACAGAGTACAAGTCGTTGTTTGGACGTGTATCTGCAACGTCGAAGAAAAAAGCAAATGCCATTTACACTCATGGTCTTTGTCGTTGTCTGGAATTAATTATTTACCAGGAAGAGCAATTGTTTAAGTCAACTCTTGCTGCTGCAGCAGGACTTGAGAAGCCTGTGTCACTTGCCCCTGGTGCCCCACCGGAAGAAGAAGAAGCATATAAGCAAGCGATGCAAATGTATAACGACAAGCTCAAAAAGATTATGATGGCTTGTATCGAGACTCAGATGATTCCGCCAGGAGTCATGGGTCTTATTCCCGATGGAGATGTCACCGTTCTATGGCGTTGGTTAGGCCCTGTTTATGAGGACTCTACCCAAGATATTCTCAACAACTCAATTGTTGTAAGAAACCTACAAGAATTAGGTGTTGATAGCATTGAAGCATTGAAGTACCTCTTCCCGTCTAAGACGGATGAGGAGCGGGCCGAGATGTTATCTGGGTTCCCATTCAGGATGGTGAATGAATTACAGGGTGCATACTCTGCATTTGCCAGGTTAGTGGGGGGAATGATGCAGACTCCCCACCCGCAAGCACCGGATCTTCCGATGGCTGCGGACCCAAGATTGGACTTAACTCCATATCTGTATCGAACATTAGAAGCTCTACAAAAGGAGATGAGTTATGCAGGACGCTACCGTCCAATCGATCCCACAGACGAGCCCGACTCCGGCAGCGGTGGCTCCCAGCAGCTACGTGGTGCCCAGTTACCAGGCAGCACCAGCAGCCCAGGCTCCAGTGGCAGCTCCGGTCCAGTATCAGGTGGGTACGAGCTACCCCCAAGCGGTACCTCAGGCGGCCCCCAATTACCAATCCGCCCCGTCTCAGTACGCCCCCCAATCCCCATCGGAGAGTCAGGGCAACCCATGGGAATCGGCGTTCAACAAGGTGGTGAACCTGCTGAGCGCACCAGTTCAATCCCCGTTCCAGGGTCAACCATCAGCTCCGACGACACAGTACGCCCCGGCCAATTACGGCCAGCAAGCGCCCCAAGTTACGCCACAATCGGCTCCGCAGACTTGGCAAGCCAACCCGACATCCTCGCCCAACTCTTCCCAAACCTTCTCGGTTCAATCCTTGGAGGACGTAGCGGACCTGCTCCAGTGGAGTCCAGAAACCCGCCACGTGGTAAGCGCGTACGGCGTTGAAGCACCAGCTATTCTCAACAACTACGCCCTTCAACTGGAAGGCATGCTGGATAGTGCTGTTGCCTGGGGCACTCAAGCCAAAGGTCTGATCGAAAACTATGCTGAGTTTGCGGTCAACGAGCACCAAGAGAACCTGGCTTACAACGAAATCCTGACGAACCCCGATGTTCTCAGCGATTACACCCTGAAGTTCTTTGGTCCTGAAGGTCCGTACCCTGTGTACGAAAGCGAGACCGAGCTTGAAACCCCTGGTTATCGCACTGAAGCAGTGAATCCGATGCTGGGCCAGTTCCCTGCTCCTCCTTCTGCTTCTGCTCCTCAGCAACCTGAAAACTTCTGGGGCAGCTTCAAGCAACAAATGGATGTGGATCCTGCACAAGCTTGGCGTCTCCTTAACCAAGCGCAGCCTCAAGTTGTTGCAAACAAACTGTTTGTGATGGAGTGATGCCATGCGTGGCGCTCTTAAATACGGCGTACCTATTGCTGCTGGCTTAGCCACAGGTGGATACGCCCTTTCTCAAGGTGAAGATCCTGGTTCTGCGGCACTTGCCGCTGCGGCTGGCGGTCTTGGTGGCGCAGCTGGTTTATTGGGTGCCCGTGCTCTTGCTGGTAAATACGGACCTGCTTTAGCAAATAAAGCCAGGAACGTTGTGACTCCTGAGATTGCAGATAAGCTTGGCATGAGTGTAATTCAAGGACCTATCGATGCATCTGTGCAACGCCAAGGTCCTACCCGTGCCTATGGCAAGGCAATTGCTGCAGGACTTGTTCCAGCAGCTGCTCTTACCGCTGGTCTCGGTGGTGCTGCCCTTGGCGCCATTCCTGGTTCCATGGGTGTACCAGGATTCCAACAAGGCATGGCTATCGATCCAGAAGACCCTGGGTCTAGCAACACAGCAAGTGCCAAATACGGTGTAACTCCGTATGCGTCCACGCAGTACATGTAAACATTTAAGTTTACTGTCTGCTAAAATTTGTGTTAGATAAGACACACGTGTCTTTATCTTTCACCCGATAAAAACACTGACACTGGAGGATACACCAAGGTGTTTATTGATAGCTAGTTCAGATCCTGGTAGGTATAGCCCTTCAAGATTTGGTAAACAGCTCCGTGGTTACACTCAAACTTTTCCGCAATCTTTCGATAAGAAAGACCTGCTTCTTTTAAAGCTTTGATCTGAATCACGTCATCCGAAGAAAACTTTCTCAAAGACTTCTTCGGTTTTCCTTTACTGGCAAAGCCATTGTTTTCATAACAACCGCTCTTCCAGGCTCTTGTTAAATTCTCTTGTTTGGTAACGATCTCAAGATTGTCAAGTCGATTATTTCTCTTGTCATTATCTTTGTGATCAACTTGTAAGGAAAAGTTACTGGTTCCATGAGAACGCAGATCTAATCCTAAAAAAGCAACAGCCATCAAGACGTGAAGATGAAAGCGTTTTCTTCTTCCATCTACAAGAACTGAAATACGGTCATAAACACTGGTTGAACTGATAGGAATCTCTCGAAAATATTCTTGGTTGTCGGGATCAAGTTGTTTTTCAAAAGCGTTTCCTTCTTCTGTTAAGTAAAGATTACCAAATTCAGGAACAAGTTTTGGAGTCATGTTGTTCATAAACAGGTTTCCAAAGCATAGCACGCCTCAACTGAACGCTCAACGTTGTCACCTCACCGAGCAATCGATGAGTGCAAACCGGATGAATTCAGGGAAGCCCTAACGTAAAGACGAGGGTAATCCTGAGCCAAGCCAATCAAGCCGTGATTGGAAGGTGCAGAGACTACTGGGTGTAACACGATCTTGTTACGTAATACCAGATTTAGCGTCCGGCATCCCACAGGGATGAAGAGATAGTCCACCCCTCTAAGAAACTAGAGACCAGGAGAACGATTTTCCAAAGATTTTGGGTGCGGAACTTTACCGTCCCCACCCTGCGTATATCGCAGAAATGGCAGTCGAGCCCGTGGTTGTTCACGACTTCACTCGTCAGCCTGGTCAAACCGTTCAGTTAGACCGCTATAAGTTCTGGGGTACCCCTGGTACTAAGGACAGCCGTGAGCGTATTGCCGACCAAACCATCGGTACCGCTAACAGCCGTAACATCACCAAGGAGAAAGTCCTGGTGGTGCTTAAGGAATACACTGGTCCTGCAGATCCGGGTGATCCGACCCAGCCTTCGACCTTCAAGATCGCTCGTGAAACTCTGATTACCGCCCAGCGTCTGCTGCTGGACACCGGTAACCTGAATATGTTCCACCAGTCGATCGGTAGCCTGACGCTGCTTGACGACTATCGCCGTTGGCGTGACCGCGTCTTCATTGACGAACTGTCGAAAGCAGAAGCTAATGGCGCTGCTTCTACCACCCAAGGCGGTTACTACTTCGCTGGTGGTAAGACCAAAGATGCTTCTGGTCGTATTGGCTATACTGCCACTGAATACGGCAATGAAGTGCAGCAGTTCCAGGTGCGTACCGACCTGCTGACCGTTGTTAAGGATCTGCGCAAGCGTAACACCCCGACCTTCGCTGATGGTCTGTATCGCTGCATCTGCGATCCTACCTTCATGATGCACCTGCGTCGTGATCCCGACTTCCGTGAGATCGCCCGTTATAGCGGCAATCCTGGTCAAGGCATGTACATGGGTAACCCCATGATGCCTAACAACTCCAGCTTCTACATGGGTCCCCAAGCTGGTCAGGGTTACTTCCTGGCTGGTGAGCCTGTGATGCCGACTGGTGTTCAGTTCGAAGGTGTGAAGTTCTTCGAGTCGACCAACTTCCCGACCAAGAGCGTTACTGCATCCTTTGATGTTGGTACCGGTAACACCTACTCCTCGAAAGAAGTGGCCCAAGGCTTCTTCTTCGGTCCTCAGTCTGTTGGCGTTGGCATCGGCGGCCCGAATGCTCAGGTGCTGATCAACAACAACGATGACTTCAGCCGCTTTATCATCCTGATTTGGCAACTGTACGCTGGCTTCGAGATCCTGAACAAGGACTTCGTGACCACTGCCTACAGCTTCGTTCAAGATGACGGCTCTATCTGATAACTAACGTATAAACAACATAGGAAAAGATAAATGACCTATTTGTCCGCTAAAAAAATCTTCCCAGGTAACTGGGCAGAACCTCTGAACGGTTGGTACAAGAATATTGATGCCGACTATGCAGGTGTTAATGATGGTTCCAAGGGTGGCCCCACTTCTGTGCTGGCCGTCCCTGGCTACCGTTATTTCCAGCAGCGTGGTTACGTGGCTGTTACCGCTACCTCTGGTGGTGGTGCAGTTGCTTCCGGCAGTGTGATTGTTCCTTCCCCTTATCGGAATGATGACACCCGTCCCGACATCACCGGCATGGTGATCTCTGGTGATGCCACCATTCCTGCCTATGTGTATCGCGCTACCGCTTCCGTGGCTTCTGGCTGGGGTGATGGTCGTGTGGCTTCTGGTATCTACGCTGCCACTGGCAACGTGATCACCTTTGGTCCTGGCCTTACTTCCACCGGCACCGTTGGTGAAGCCGTGGCTCAAGCCAACCTGACCTCCACCACCTCTGGTGCACAGCCTGGTGAAATCTTCTTCACCGCTGGCGCTGCCGCCTACAGCACTCAGCCTTTCCTGACTGCTACCGGTGCCGCTGGTGTGACCGTCAATAACGTGTACAAGCAGATCACTGCTGCTACCACCTATACCGTCCAGGCACGTGGTTCGCAGACCGCTACCTCCACCTCTGGTGGTTGGTACATCTCCAGTGGTGATGCATCTGCTGGCCGTACTGGTTACTTCGTGGTTGAAGTGTGCTACCTGCAGCCTGATACCGCTGCCGGCTACGAAGATATCGATGGCTACCTCCTGGGCCGCACTGTTAGCTGATTAGGTTAAACTAAGACCAGTAACAAACTGGTCTTATGTCAACCACTGCAGCAATGCTTTATCAACACAAAAAAACAGGTGCAAGAGTCAAGATTGTAAGCGAATGGGATAACGGCGATTGGTACATGGTCGAAGACCAAGACGGTCGCCTTTATACCGCTTACAGAACTGAACTTACACCTGATGAAGCTGCTACCAAAACGGTAAAAACGCTTCAAGTAAAAGATAAAGCTGCACAGGAAGAGCCACGGACTTTCCCCCCGGACAACCGTTTAAATATCAATTCAGCTACCGCCCAAATGATCGCTGATCATATTAAGGGTATTGGATTGAAAACAGCCCGAGAGATTAAAGATCTTCAGATGTCCTTATCGGGTGAAAGGTTCAACAATCTCGAACAGTTAAAACAAATCAAGCGAGTTGACTGGGATGCGGTGATTGCTGCGGACCTGATCAGGGTTTGATTACTCATCTCCAAACTATGCCCCTGGGAAACCAGGGGTTTTTACTTTTAGAATAAAAAGAAAAGAAGGATAATGTCGTACATTCCGGTTCGACGTGGTTTTACAGGACCAAAAGGGAAAATGGGTGAGGGTGATCCTCACCATATTGATCTTAAATTATTGGAATCTCTTCCTAGTGTTGATAGGGTCAGAGCTGTTGACACACTAGCAAGGCAATATCAATCAATTGGCAGAGAGATTGAATTTTCCAATGCAGCAGTTTCTGGTAGACGTTGGAATCCTTCTTTAGATCTAAGTGACAAAGTACAGCTTTTAAATCAAGCAGCACAAGCTCATTCGCATAGCAGGCATCCTGGTTGGCAATCTTTAGATTTCTATGTTCCTTTAAAAGGGAAAAGTAGATTTGACAAGGGCGCTGTAGAAGATGCCTCTATTTTTCTACCTGCGATTCCAGGGGGGACAGTTCGTAGCAAATCGGGAGGCGGTTATGGATACTACTCAGAAGCACTGGATCCCTCTGGACGCACTGTTTTCAGGATTGGGCATGGCAATATTGATCGCCCAGAGGAAAAAGCTGAGTTAAAAATTGATCCTAATTTTTCCAATGAAACTGCTGCAAATGCATCTAGTCCTAGCACAGATCCCAAAGAGTTCTTAATGGGTTACTTACTTGGCACTGGTTTTGCGGGAGAACCGAAAGAAAGCGGTGCAACAAAAATGAAACGTCAACTTGTTCAGCAGTTATTGCAACCCGCCCAAACAATCAACCCAATGCAATTACTGGCAAGCCTTCCTAATCCATACGCCGTTTAATTCACTGCATTTATAATTGAGAACATACGGAAATAAGCTGTGCAGCTCAGCGACTTTGATAAAAGTAGAGTCCGGTATCATCTGGGCTACTTCACGGTTTCCGTGCCTGCCGGCGATTACAGTCGACTTGAAGAAGCAATGAATACGGTCCCAGATTCGTACTTTTACGACAAGATCGTTATTCAGATTGGTCGCTGCGACACAGCTGAAAAGAAGACTGAAGTTGCTACTTCACCTTCTACCCGCCTTGAAAGTATTGTTGGTGACGTTGATCGTACGATCAGATCCAGTAATGCCAAAGAGGCACTCAAGGTTTGGGATGAGATTTATCTCTACGAAACCAACCGTTTAGCTGGCATCCTTTACGTACCCAACTACAAGGATCCGTTCCAAGCTCGTTACCGTTACGAGCGTTCAGGCGCTGAGTTTATTCAGGCGCTACCAGGTCCGGCTGACGTTTCAGTTGGCACTCGCATATTTTTACATGAGGTTTGGAGGTAATTATGCCTATTCAATTTGTTGGACCAGCTTTGCAAGGTGCTTCTCTTGTAGGTAGAGCAATTCCTGTTCTGCAAAATCTAGCGGGATCGGCGGCACTTGGAGGCCTGACTTCTGTAGTAGGGACTCAATTATTAAAACCTAAACCCACGGGAAAAGAAAAACTATACCAAGCATGGGGAACAATTCCAGATAATATTTACTCAGCCAAAGGAGGTGGTTTTGCTTATCGAAATGATAACAACCAACCTAGCTACAAAGATGCTCAGGGCAATATTTATGATGCGGTAAGTGGACGTCCTCTTTATCCCGCTAAAGTACGCCCTGGCGGAGGAGGAGGCGGTGGAGGTGGTGGTAACGCAGGCTATTCAGATCCTGGTTTTCGTCCTATTGGTGGTACGCCAGCAGAACGCGCTCAGGCTGCAGAGACTTCTCGTGTCGCTCAATTAACTGCTCAAGACCCTGAGCTTCAGCGTTACGACAAAGCACGTGCCGCTGCCAAGACTCAAGAAGAGATGAATGCTGCACGCGATATTGGTATGCAGATCTGGCAACAAAAGTACGGTAACACTCCAATGGCTCAGCCTGGTGGCGCTGTTGGAGTCACAAATCCTTTAATGCGACGTACTTTTGGTTATCAGACGGGATCTGCACCGGGACAACAGATGGGTGAGCCAACACTTGGACCTTCGCCCCTGATACCACAAGTTGATCAGGCTTTAAATCCAGCAAGCCCTAATTTCATTGGTGGTGAAGGTGCACCGCTAATGAACTTTGCGGACCCACGTTTTGAAAACATAAGTCCAGATGAGTTCCAAAAGTTACTGAACCAAGTTAATAAAAAGTGATATTCTTGGCGTTGCTTAGCATGTAAGCCCAACCAACTGGACACGAATCCTTGATTCACGGGGGCCAGTGTTGTTGCTTTAGACCCATGATTCTCTGCCCTAATTTTGTTAAACGCCTTGCCACCACCATTAGCTTGGTTGCAGTAACGCAAACAGTTTTTGCCCCTGGTCTCAAGGCAAATTCAAATTGGGTAGGAGAATGAGGCAATAGAAATGACAGAACGCGAGTTATTACAAAGCTACGTTTCAAAACCGGAAGTCCAGAATGCTTTACGAGTAATTCGTTTTGCGGAAGGCACTGAACGCGGTGGGCCTGATTCGTATCGCGTTATGTTTGGCGGTGGTCTTGCACCTGATTTAAAACGCCATCCAGATAAAGTTATTAAGGGCGGTAAATACTCAAGCGCTGCGGCAGGCGCTTATCAATTCATGCCTCCTACCTGGGAAGCTCAATCCAAAGCATTAGGCTTGTCTGATTTTGGTCCACAAAACCAAGATCTTGCTGCAGTACGTCTGATGCGCAATCGTTTGATGCCGATTGGTGGTTTATCAGTTTTAGAAAAGGAAGGTTTTAGTCCAAAGGTTTCTGCTGCCCTAGCACCTGAGTGGGCTTCTCTGCCAACAGAAAGTGGTCAAAGCTATTACGGCCAACCCGTTAAAAAGCTTTCCGAGCTGCAGAAAGTTTATGGACAAACACCACAAGCTTCTCCTACGTCTGCTTCCACTTCTACTTCACAGAGTACACCCGAACAAACATCTGGCTTGTTCCAGGGACTGATGGCAGCCTTGGCTGCTAATCAACCAAAAGAACTCTCCGTTAAAGATATGTTCAAACAAGAACTTATGAGCCAGGCATTCAATCCGCCGCGTTCAAATCTTTTAATCGATCCCTTCCAAATGTTTTTAAACACAAATCTTTACGAGTAAAACAAGTTAGAATAAACGAATCAGTAAAAGCGCAGTAGAACATTGGCGTCGACTAGCACCAACAAGCAACCATTGCTTATTGATCGTCCGTTATTTGATTCGGTTCGTGTAACGACACAGACAGTTGGTAGTTCTACTGCCAATACCCTTTTTGTACAGGGCGGCCAGGCTCCATCGATCTTGGTCGATATGGATGCTGCTCTGCAAGAGGATAATAACAACGGCGGTATTGTTGATTCCATTACGATCAGCCGCAATGATTTCTATCGTGGCCCAGATTACACCGTTAACGCTTCGACTTCTGGCACTGTTGTATCTCTTGTCAGTGGTCAGGTTGTGTTTGTTGCTGCCACTGGGGTCTTGACCACTCCTGCCGCAAGTGGTTACGGCTATTACACATATACTGGTGGTGCAACACTAACGGGCGTTAATACGTCTCTTGTGTACTCTGGTGGTACATCGAGCGGTTTCCTGTTCAATGGTGTTGCTTACGGCTACCAGCCGGCGGTAACTTTTGTGTTCTACCAAACCCGTGGTACGACCGTACCTATCCCTGCGTCAGGTGATTACCGCGTACTCTTCGCCAAGACTCTCCCTGCCAACAGTGGCACAGTTGACTGCTCAGATCTGATGCCACAACTTGCCGCTCCTGTTGCACAAGCTGGTAATACCACTGGATTAGGTCCTACTGCTCCGTTACGCAATAAAGGTGTTTACCTGGAGCGAGGTGACCGCATTTACGTTGGTGTGTTCCCTGATGGTCCCAACGTTTCCGGCTACATCCCAGGGGCTCATATCCTTGCCCAAGGCGGCTTCTTCTGATTATGGCCAAAAAGAGTGGAAGCTCTTTTGGTAATTTCAGTCGGTCCGAGGTTTTTGATCCACGGTCCGTTAAACCGATAACGACTGAATTCTCTAAGGGCTCAGTTCCAGATTCTATTTACTCTGCCAATAGAGAGTCTGCGTGGTCTCGTTGGCGCCGTGGCTATGAACTAGCAACAGCAACTTTCTTCGACAACGGATACAATTACCCATTCCAATATCAAATTCCCGTGCCATCTGGCACGCCAAGTTCTGTTGTTAATCCATCTCCTGTTGTATCCGGGACTTTTGTCGGGTTCCCGACTAGGAACAAAGAGATGGGTATGCACTGGGCTGGCTGGCGTTATGCCGGATCCATGCGTAGCGACAAACTAAAAGATCCCATTACCAATCAAAGGCTATTCGTTGAATCAATTACAGAAGATGCAAATAACTGGTACGTAAAACTTGCTGGTTCCTGGAGTGCAGGCAACCCACTTCCTCCGCCATTCTTTGTTGCGGTTCCAGGGGTACCAGGTGGTTTGACACCTTTAAATAGTGAGATCCTTGAAGATCGTGTCATTTCTGTTGACGGAGAAATCATTGATCGCGACACTATTGACCCACAAACGCAAAAGCGATATGGCTATATCCAGGCCGTCTTGGTTGCTACAAACCCAACGACGGGTGTATTAACGGTACGCAAATCGGGATCTGTTCAAGTTACACCAGACAAAGAGTATATTTCCCCTGCTCCACAGCCCTTTACGATTGGGCGTTATCTCATTACAGGTGCAAGGTTTTGTTGTTCGTGTCAAGACTTTACGCACCGTGATTTTGCCTTCATGCGTGACATCACCAAACCCATCAAGAAACTGTATCCACGCAGTGGTGCTTCTTCAATCAAGCCCGGTCGTTACGAAGAAACTACACTGGCAGGTGTCTTAAACAACAGTGCCATGACGGTTGCAGCCGTAAACAGGCAGATGACTGTCTATGCACCTAGTGGTTTTACACTTCCTTTTGACGTTGCCCCATCCAAGGTGGATCGTAACGCAACACGCGACAACCCTGGTGTATACAGAGATTTTGGCGCAACTTACACTAGGAAGACACCAAACCCCGCCATCCCTGGTACTGCGTCAGATGGAATGCCTGCCTATCAAGATTACAGTAGTGACAGAGGAACCGTCACATCTTTAACAGATAATTGGGAACCACTGCTCGATGAATTACGTTATTGCAAACACATCTACGCACTTAAGTTTGCAGATAATACATTCCCGCCCGAGCCTTCTGATTTCCCTGTAGGTGTTGGGAGCATGGCAGCGTGGGAACAAAAACTTGTTGATCAAACAGAGAATGAGCAGAAAGAAGCACTGGCATCCGACTTGAATCGTTTTTCATTATCCCAAATGGATGTACCGCCATATAACTGCCAATCTCCAATGATGATGCCAATGATGCAAAAACTATTCAATGTCCCAACTCAATTTATTGTGATGCAAGGTTTCACGATGTTCGACAAGAACGGCCTTCCTTACAAACCATAACACTTACGTTATACTTGTATTTAAGTCTCACGAGACTTATTAAGGTTTTCTTTACCCCTTGCGAGCCAAGCCCACCGTTCGATATGGTGCAGGTACTTAGCTCATACAACACATGAACCACCAACCGCCCCTGGATCAGCGGATTGTGGATGAATATTTCCGCTTAGCATCCAGCAGAAAAACAAAAGAGATTGCCTGGCTTTACGGCATGGTTGCAACCTATGGCCTTAAACCAGAAGAACTAATTGACCTTGATTGGGGACCAGATCTTTCCATATCTGTCCCCGGTAAAAAGCGACTTGTCCGCCCACTACATCCACAGTGGGTTTTCTTGTTTGGTCTAAAAGAAAAACAGCCCTGCGATTTGCAGAGCTGCTTGCCGTCCATCAGTTCGTCCATGTATGAGGCAATGGCTTTTCAGAATGTTGAACTCAACATTACTGACTTAGTCATTGCTCACAAAATGCGCAAGAATCACTATAGGCGGGTCAAGCGGCTACCGGCATCATACCCTGCTTTTGCAGGTGTCGCCTGACTGCTGTCACATTCCAACGATAGCTGTCCCTGGAACGGGTCTCCGGAAATGCCGCGTAGTGTGGACCAAGCTTCAAGGTGCCGTCGTCGCGGTACTTGAAGAGCGTCTTGCGGTCAACCCCAAGGAGTTCTTCAAGTTGCTGAGCAGAGACCCAGCCAGGGTGCTTAGCCATTGGTGTGGCAGTCGTTACCTACATACCCTATCGCGAGTCAAGGCCCTGTCAACGGTCTTAAGAAAAGTTTTATCTCTTTGTTGTGACCGCGAAACTGTGTAGGGAAATTAGAATAAATTAACGGCAATCGAAGAGCATGTTTTGCAACGAGCACGAGCCCCTCGCCCTGCTAGTTGAATTAACACCCAAACTTGCCAAGAAACGTTTCAGAGAAAGTATATATCAAGCCTGGGATCATAAGTGTGGTTATTGTGGCGATGCTGCCACAAGCCTGGATCACATCATCCCACGCTTTAAGTCCGGCTCTTCTAACCGACATAACTTACTTCCTTGCTGTCGTCGCTGCAACGCACACAAAGGATCAGAAGATATGAAGAATTGGTTTGAAAGACAAGAGTTCTTTTCTTCTGTAAACCTTGATAGGATTGAAGCCTGGATCAAACAAGAAGCTGTTTTTATTTTTGGTGAGTGCTAATGGGCTTATTTAGTGAATACGTATCTACTTATGGCGATCTTAGGAATGGATACAATAGCTGGTTAAACGATAGAAATAATATTCATTGGGCGCAATATGTTGATGTAAATCCTGACTTAAGTGCGGCATGGCAAGCCGAAAACGCAAAAACAGGTGTAGCTAAATGGGATTGGGGTTACAAGCATTACCAAGACTATGGCACACGAGAGGGAAGAGCGACTCCCAAAGTTGTAAATACAAATGGTTTTCCTGATCAACCAGGCGTAAATGGCCGTGGTTCATATACCACTGTCATGGTCTACCAGGATCGCAATGGTTATCCTGCAAGTAATGAAAGCGCTTCCGATGCGTACGGGTCAGATCACTGGACCAAAAGGGGAGGTTCCAACGAAGACCGCGTACTCCCTGGTGCAAAACTAAGCGTTGATGGTAATGGTAATGTATTCATTGCTAATTCTTCTTTAATCGGTCAAGGAGCCCTTTCAAGCTATAACAATGTAGTAGCAAAGTTTAATAATGCTAAACCAGGGAATTACAAGTCCCTGATGGAAGGAGTTGGATCCTCCCTTGGAGATGTTAAATTTGCTGATCTTGTACAGAACAATGGAATTAATGTCTTATCAGCTTCTTACCAAAAGAAAGTAACGCCTTGGGACGGCAGATCACAAGGTGCTCAACCACCTACGGGTGGTTTTGATGCCTCTTACTATCGTCTAAATACAAACGGTGGACAAGAAGCGCAACGTCAATGGGACCAGGCTCAAACGTCGCTATACGTCGCAGGTCAATACATTCCGGATTTAGATGTTGTTGGTAGATTCAACAGGGATTCTTACCTGCACTGGTACTACACAACACAAGGAAAGGCTGCAGGAGATCGCGGTAATGCTGCAGAACGTCCAAACATAACTGAGAACTATAAAGAGTATCTAACAGATGCTGATTATCAACAATATCGTGATCAAGTTCTTGGCTTAGCAGATAGGTTTGACAACATAAAAGACTGGGCTAAAGCGCAAGACCCTGCTGTTTTAAAAGAATGGTACAGCTCTTTGCCCAGCGATCAAAAGAAAGAATATGACAATGGAACATTAGCTGTTCCAACACTTGACTATATTCCTGATCGTTTACGTGACAAGATAAAAGTCAACAAAGGAACAACCTATTTAGAAGGAAGACTCTCCGGCGTTTTAGGGGAAAAGGAACAACAACAACAGCAAGTATTTGGTTCTTTAACAAGCGATTCTCTGAAGAAAGCTGCCAATCAACTAAGGATTGCAAAACAAAAAGAACAGGCGTTTGATATGTATACAAATTTGCCTGGACTAAAAGAAGTCGTTGCCGTTAATGAGTCTTTAGCAAATTCTTTACTTGGTGACACTGGTATCGGTGGCGTATTGGGCTGGATGGGAGATCCAGAAGATATTCAAGAAGGTTTAGAAAAGAGTCTAGAAAGAGCAACAGGGATACCAAGCAGAAGCACGGCAGTCTATAACTGGCAAAAATGGTTTGATGGTGAACTAACAAAAGGTTATGAAGGAGGCATGACCGTTACTGATCCATTAGATCCAAGTAAAACGTATACTGTCGACGCAGAATTTGCAAAAGACTATATTGATCGCTACTTGAAACCAAGGTTTGATACTTCACGTTCAATGAGTGAATTCATTAGCTACATGGATGTAAAGCAAAATGAACAAAACGTTTTCCAAACACAAAGTGCCCTTGATTCTTTAAGAGACATTGCTGATGTAAGGGCCAAGGCTTACCTAGATGGCGTCCGTAGTACTGCGCCTTTGAACTTCAATGCTGATTTTTACTGGAATCCCACAGGTAATTTTGAAAAAGATGACCCAAAGTTAACAAAATATACAACGCAAAAAGAACAAATAAATAAAGACTGGGAAGAAGCAAGAAACAAAGGTGCTACCAGCCTGGTACCTGGTACCAACTGGACGTGGAATCAATGGGCGTACCATTATGGTCTCAACATCAATGACAAAAATCAATTCGCAAAACTCCACTATCAAGTTAAGGGAGCAGCCAATGGGTTTGATCCGGCAAAAGATTTAATCACTTTAAAAGATGCCGATGATTACATCCAAAACAAAATCCTTCCAGAAATTACAAATGAAAAATTGAATATTGGTGACGTTACATTTTTAAACTTTGTCACACCAGAAGAATTTGCAGATCGTTTACTTGAAGGAATTGATCCAGAACAGCACAAAGAAGAGTGGGACAAGCTGCTTGAAACATTAGGTTTAAGTAGTAAAGACATGGGGATTGATCAAGTCAAGGAGTACATCATTGAATTTTTTAGGACAGGAGCTGCCAAACAAATACGTGAATCAATCAAGTATTTGAACGAAAAGAAAGTTACACCTAGCCAAGAAGAGCTGGGTGTTGAATACATTGAACGTCCGGAAGACAAAAAAGAAGCAAGTTCAAAATATGAGACAGATCTTTACAAGATATTTAAAGGCGCTGGGTACCAAGGTAGTGAAGATAATTTTTATACCGAGTTTATGCCCGACATAGATAGAGGTGAGATGGAGCTTCTCAGTAAGAGTGGTAAAGGATTGGAGTTGGGTGGTGGTTATGCCGGATTAACAAGTAAGGATCCTTTTGAATCTTTACTGTCCATTCAAAATCTTCTTGATACAGAAAAAACCAGTACTACTGGAACAAAAGAAAAACCTGCGCCTAGTTATTTTAAACTATTTGAAGATGAAACAAAAGACGAAGATTACAAATCTAAGTCTGGTCAAAAGATTCTTGGTGAATTTACATCTCTCTTTAAAGGATTTAGTTAATGTCTGAACAACATAAGAAAGCTGTAAAAGCGTCTAAAATTGCTAAGGATAAGATGGAGTGCAATAAGCCGCGCCGTGATATCCAAGGCGGTAAAAAGTCTGTCGTAAAAGCGTGTGAAAATGGTGAAGAAAAAATCGTACGCTTTGGTGATGCCAATATGGAAATCAAACGAGACAATCCAGAACGACGTAAAAATTTTCGCGCTAGACATAACTGCGACGAACCCAAGAGCAAGCTGACAGCCGGCTACTGGTCGTGCAAAGCCTGGTAATTCGGGCTAAGCTTTTGACGTTGCTTTCACAACACCATGGCCAAACCCAAATCAACCACAGTCCGACTTGAGTCCAAACCGAAGCGCACCAGACAAGGGCAGGGCAGAAACTCCTTGCCTAGCCACGGCCGTAAAAAGATGAGGGGCCAAGGTAAATAAAAATTATGTATATTGGGGATAACAATAGTTATCTCCATGTCGGATCTTTCGCGTGCCATTAACTTAATTCGTAAATACGAAGGGTTTAACGAAAAGGCATACGCAGATCCACACACTGGTGCAGAGCCATACACCATCGGGTTTGGAACCCAATTCTATCCCGATGGTTCTCCCGTCAAGCAAGGTCAGCGTTGCAGCCAGGAGAAAGCTCTTGAGTACCTCTTCCATGAGGTCAGCGTCATTGAGTCCCAGCTCCAGCGGCAGAACCTTGGGCTTGACGACAACATGCGCCAGGCTCTAGTATCGTTCATTCATTCCGTTGGTTGGGAGTCCTTCTTGTACAGCCACATCATTGATCATGTGGAGGCAGAGGATTTTGCTAGTGCCACCACGGAGATGAGCCGTTGGATCTTTGATCAAAACCATAAGGTCGTTGGTGGTCTCCTGGAACGCAGGCGGGAAGAGATGGGTCTTTTCCTCCGTGATGTAGACACCAGCCCTTGGGCATCAACAGAAGTCTTGTTGACTGCATTCCGTAACTACAGCGCTGCTCCCCATGAAGTACGCGCAATCCGTGCCCTGGAAGAGCGCATCAATCCTTATATCCTTTCCGAATTTGCCAATAGTTTTCGTATCGATGACGATCTATGGCAGGACTTTGCCGATGAGTCCATCGATCTGATATTCAACGGCTAGCATTAGAATAATTGCAGCTAGCAAATGCAGAGTGGAATGGAGCGTTCGGTCGAGCCACGGGAGTTTGAACTTCCTCTTGAGCTTCAATTTGCCATGCGCAAAGCTGAACTCCAGTCCGAGGAGATGACTTGGGAAGAACTCCGTTTTGCTCTGCTAAGTCTCTATCACCAACGTTTGATGGAGTGGCATGCTATCAAAGATATCATGGCGTCAGAAAATATTGAGATCGACTGGGATCATCCAACCGATCTCGAGTTAGCAGAACTCGCCGCCGCCTGTGGATATCGAGACGACGACGATGATGATGACGATGAACTTCAGCCCTTCTGAGCTTCGTCAAGTTGAATGAGGCGGTCCAGATACCACTGAGCTTTCTTCAGTGATTCTGTACCGCCTTTGTGGCGTTCACGCCAGGTGTACTTTAAATTGTTGCCTTTACAGTAACCACGGAATTCTTCGGCGGTCAAAGCTGCTTCAATGGCTTCAATACACTCAATGCCGCCATCTGTGTAGTGAGATGGGTGATTAACCACATCCTCTTGGACCACAGGAGGCTCTTCTTTGGTGGCCCAGGGGACTGGGCAGACACCTCCAGGGCAGTCACTCACTTCGTCTACCGGAGCAAACCACGACGTTTTGCTGACAGCATCTGCTCCTTTTCCTCCGGTCCCTCCAGTTCCAACACCAGAGTCCTTGGTTTCGGAGACGCTCCCATCGCCAAACCCTGCTCCATTGAGGGGATATAGCCCGTCATTCCAGGCCGTGCTCCCTCGAGATTCAACGGATTCCTTTCTAGCCCCTGCTCGCATGCGACCAAACCTCGGTTGTACATATCATATAAGGGTACATCATTTTCTTCATTATCGAGAGGAGCACCGAAATCTCCTTCATCAATGCAGCGGGACTTAACCTCGTCTTGAACAAAGGCATCTAAGAAGCCTGCAGCGGAGTGCATCACGGGAATAATTGATTTACTGCTTCTACAATTGTATTATGGCCAATAGATTTAATGCTACTTACAACCAGGGTGTCAGCTCTGGTACCTCAGGAGCCGAGGTATCGGACCTAAGGCCTGAACAGGCTTATGACACTGACATGCGACGTGTTGATGAAACTGCACGTCCTTCTGCAGAGTCCGTCAATAACGATCAAGATCGTGTTGCCAAGTTCATGCGTGCAGCAAAGACCGCTGGTGCATACAGACAAAGGGCAAGCATTGATGAACCATTAGTGCGAGGTGAAGTTCCACGTACTAGAGCAGAGATTGCTGGGGTTGAGCTGCCAAGTACAGGTGATTCCGGTGGGCGTACCGGTGCCATTGGATACGCCCGTAAACCGGCTGCTCAGTTTGGTAAAGGTTTCTAGACCTGCGAGAACACAACGTTGTTTGGTTGGTCTTGGTACTTACCTTTCCGATCTTGATACGTGGTATGACAGGGATTACCACGATAGAACAGCAATTGCGTAATCCCCTCATTCGCATAGATGCGATTGAAAAGGCCAGTGCAATTACTGATCTCAAGCGTCAGGTAACCTTCCCAACCACTTTCAGCTGGCGTGATGTTGACCAGAATGCCTGAACGTGCGTAAGTAGATTTACCTACAGCCACAACAGTGACATCACGAGGAAGCTTCAGACGTTCTTGTGCAACGCCCAGGCAATAGCCATATGGAGGAAGCAAGAAGTACTGACCGCGTTCGTCCTCCAAGAGGTCAGCAGGTTTCAAGATGTCAGGATCAAAGTTCTTTGGGTCACAATCCCCAGCTTGTACCTTGCCAAAAATCAAGCATTGGGCAGGAGACAAACGGATGTCATATCCGTAAGAACTGAGTCCATAGCTCAGAAGCTTGCGGCCATCTTCCTTGCTAATCAGATGATCCACAAAGGGTTCGATCATCTGCTCTTCTTCTGCCAGTTGCTTGATCTCCCAATCGGCCAGGACGCTCATAAATCCCCGTAATCGTCCTCCAGTATACAGAGATTACACAAGAAGATGCCCGCGCTCACCGTAGATCTTTACGAAAGAATCCACGGCATCAATCGAGGAATCCTGGGGCGGCAGGTACACAACAAACGAAGTGCACGTCTGCTTTTTATTTACCTCACCATCTTTATGGCACATGAGAAAAGGTGCAGTTCTCAAAATGCACATTGGGAACTTGAAGATTTTTGGCTCATAACGAATCATGTCAGGGCAGTTGCTGAAATAAAGACCTTCCTTTATTTCTTTTGCAAGCCATGCATGGTACATTCGCCGGAACCATACAGCATGGGATGACGAAAGGGTCAGTGAAGAAGCCCTTGTCATTTTCCATTTTTCATGCTTTTGATCCCAAAAGTAGGAGCCCGCTGGTGGAAACAGGTAACAGCTTCCGTACCACTGTTGTGCATTTAGTCCATCATCCGTTGGTGTGTAATAGTTTTCTGCTTGTACGTACTCATTTGCAATCCTGGAACTAGCCACGTCAAGAGTAATGCCGCCCAAAAGCTCGTTGGCCGCATGAACCAAGTCTTGATTTGTGATTAGCTCAGCGCCTTCATTACGTGATGCAACACCACGCAGTCCTTTCTCAGCCATTACGCAGCCGCCTTATTGTAATCAATCTCGAGATAACGCATTCCCTCATCATCATTGATGATGTAACCAGCCTTTTCCGTTGGATCAATCTTTTGTGCTGCACCAAGGATGCGCCTAAAAGTCTCAGCAAGATCTCCAGAGTTGCTGCGCTCGCAATCTTCTTGTGCAGCGTGGATTTCTTTTAAAGTCCAGAAGAACATAGAACGTTCTTTGTTCCGTGGTTGGAATACCATAACACCTGGGCCTTCTAACTCCCACATCTTGCAGTACTGCTCGCCCATATCACCAAGGATTAACTTGATTGTGGCATCAAGCATCCGTGCTTTCGTTTGATCCAGCTCAGGACCAATAACAGAAGCAATTAGTTTTTCACGTCGATCCATCTTTTAATAATCCTTGGCGGTGTAGTGATTCCAGAAGCTTAGGCGTTGGTTGATACAGTACAACTAACTTGCCCAGCACTCCGCGTTTTTTGACAAGTTTTCCGTTTTCATCCCTTACCTTATCAAATTCTCCGGACCGGATAAGGTATTCGGCTACGCAACGTAACCTTCGTTTCAAAGGCAACTCTGCCTGTGGGAATTTACCGCAGATTGTATCCGCACTCAGATCATGGAACGCAAGACGCAACCGATTAGCAAGTGTCATGCCGGAGTTAGCGTCTTCTTCTTCGTAGTTCTTTAGATTTTCAAGGTACCGACGAAGACACCCGTCATCGAATGATCCACTAGGAGGCAAGAACATTTCTACTTGCCTGATCAACGATTCAGGCAACAGCTCCTCATGGTTCTCAACTGTTATAGAACCAATATCAATCCCCTGGAAACGATGCGCCATTACGCCAGGAACTCCTGTTTATTGCGATATTGGTCATAATTTCCGCGTAGATTTTTTAAATCAATGTTTTCGTTTTTGGCAAAGGACTGGATCAGTCGGTTCCAGGGGATGCGTAATACTGCTTTACGGTGCACGTCAGGGGAGATGTTGACATAATGAATGCCCTCTACCCAGCCTTTATCTGGGGTCTTCCTACCAATAGCAATCCAATTGCGGATGGTTTGGTCCGAGACCCCCAGGCGTTTACCGCATTCTTCTGTCGAGATGTACTCATCGGCAAAAGCTTCTGGATTTAGTGCGTCCGTTTCTCCGTTTGAGTAACGACTGTGCCACATGGAACCAAGGATATTCTTGATCCCTTTAAGCTCGTACGCAATATCCTCTAAGCTTTTGCGTAATCCGTACCGCATACCTGCACATCCTTTGCTTGTATGTTAGTCTTTGGGAAAACAATTTGCGACCATGGAAGAGCAGATTCCCCCTAGCCAACAACCCATGCCTCAGGCTCCTGAAGGCCAAATTACGCCTGAGCTTTTGGCTCAGATGAAAGCTAGGGCACGTGAGCTTGCCGTTCAACAAGCCATTGCTCAGCAAGCAGCAATGCCACAGCAACAACCTCAAGTTGTTTACGTAAGGCGTAATCTTACGGTTGCTGAAGTACTGCTGGTTATCTTGCTTTCCTGCGGAATTGTCACCGGAGTCCAATGGACTTGGAATATTGTAACCAATATTTTGCCTCGTGTCGAGATTAAGGTGCGCTAAATAAGCCGATTTATAATTAAGAGAAAGAATTGAGCATAAACGTAGGTGGCAAACAGGAGAATCAGTGAGTTCCCTGCGATTAATGGGAACGAGATTGATGAACAGGATCTACTGACCCTGGTTCACGTCTTTGAAGTGGACCCTGTTCTGCGTAACAAAAAAATTACGTTTACAGAATTTCGCAATTATTTAGATCAATATTACGCAAATGTGACCGGTGAAACAATCACTGGTAACGTAACGATCAATGGCAATCTCACTGTTTTAGGTTCCAGTAGCTTTAATACTGTAACCAGTTCTGGTCTTGCGACCTTCAGTGGTGTTGTTATACAAAACAACTTAACCACGAGTGGATCTATCAGTGGTGACGCAGGAACCTTTTCTTCTGTAACCAGTGCAACAGGGGTTTTTACATCCTCTTTAAGTGGGCAGACAATTACTGGGAACAGCGTTCAAGCAGCAACAATTACTGGTGTTTCAGGCGTTTTCACTGGCCAGGTGTCTGGTACTACAGTAACCGGTACTAATGCCAGTTTTACAACAGGTACGTTTGCAACATTAATAGCAGGGAATCACACTGTTTCAGGAAATCTTTACGTTAGTGGTTCAGGGTTCTTTGCATCTGGTATTAGTGTTACTGGCACGGTAAGCGGACAAACAATCACAGGCACAAGCGGCTCTTTTGTCTCTGGTGCTTTTACATCTCTTAGCGGAGGTACCATAACAGGAAATACCGGCAGCTTTGGTACTGTTACAGGAATTACAGGTGTTTTTACAAGCCAATTATCTGGGCAGACAATCACTGGAGAAAGAGGTATTTTTACTTCTGTTACAGGAGTATCAGGTGTATTTACTAGTTTTCTTAGCGGAGCAACAATAACAGGTACCACGGTACAAGCAACAACCATCACTGGAGTTAGCGGCGTTTTTACAAGCGATATTTCTGGTGTAACGATACAAGCAACCAGCGGTACGTTTGGAACTGTTTCAGGTAATACTTATCGTGCAGGCGGAGTTACTTTTGTTAGTGGATCGGGAGATGTCCGTCCTTATGGTCTGTTTTCTTTTCCCACTATTGTTGGCGTATCAGGCCGTATTTTAAGTACTAATGGGGATGGTACGACTACTTGGGTAGCAAACAGTGGTGGCGGAGGATATGCCGGTGGTGATTTTGTTATTTACGATGGCAATTTAATTGTTTCTGGCTCCGGGTACTTTAGTTCGGGAATTAATGTTACAGGTGTAATTAGTGGCGCTTCTTTAAGGACAGCTACTGGTGTGTTTGCATCGGGAACCGTAAGCAATCCCTCGGTTGTTTTTGTTGCTGATTTAAATACAGGTGCTTACTCTGATACAACTGATACTTTTAGTGTTGCCATTGGCGGCTCTCGTGGAGTAACCATTTCCTCAGGTGTAAATGGTATGATACTCACTATTTGGGGATCGTGAGTTAAAATACTAATAACGCTAGCGGGTGAAATTAAAAACGCATGGCCCAATTTGGCGAAGTTCGCTTAGATTTTATTACCTTCACAACAGGCGTTGCCCCAAGTGAAGCTAATGTAACTGTCCCTGTTTCGGGCCTGGTTATATCGCCCACTTTTAGCGGGAATGTAACGGTCACTGGTACCCTGTCTGGCGCCACTATTACCGGTACATCTGTAAATGCAGTATACATTACAGGTCAAACGGTAAGCGGAGCAACAATTACAGGGAATGGTGTTAGCGCGATTTATGTAACTGGACAGACCGTAAGCGGTGCTTCTATCACTGGAAACTCTGTTAATGCTTTATTTGTCACCGGTCAAACAGTTAGCGGAACAACGATTACCGGTGCCAATGTAAGTGCGAATACAATTACAGGGCAAGTAATTAGCGGAGCTTCAATTACCGGAAACGCAATTAGCGGTGCAAGCATTACCACTGCAACAGGTATTTTTGCATCCGGTACAGCTGCTAATCCAAGCATTACGTTTGTCGTTGATCCAGACACTGGTTTATTTACTGGAGCAGCCAATACCTTATCTATTACTGTTTCGGGTACGGAACGTTGGCGCGTTAGTGGAGATGGATCTATATACACATATGGATCAGGAGCAATTCAGGTACCTACAGGTACAACTGCGTCTCGACCAACAACTGCCTTAACAGGCATGTTGCGTTTTAACACAACCCTCATTAGATATGAAGGGTATAAAGACGGCGATTGGTCCGAGATTGGCGGAGGTGGTGGCGCAACCGGCTCAGGTGGGGATCAGGTTTTTGTGTTAAATGAACAAGTAGTAACAACAAGTTATACACTTCCGAGTGGCAATAACGCCACAAGTTGTGGACCTATCACAATTAATGATGGCGTTGAAGTCATCGTGGGTGATGACCAAAACTGGGCAATTGTTTGAGGTACTGACAAATGGCAATTAATCTTAACGGCACTGGCTCTATTACTGGCCTTACTTCTATTAGTGCTCCAGGTATTAGTGGTGTTCCTGTGGGCAGCGCATCTGCTCCTGCATTTAGTTTTACAGGTGATAGCAACACCGGCATCTACTCCCCCGGCGCAGACCAAGTAGCCATCTCGACTAATGGCACTGGGCGGTTGTTTGTTGATTCCAGTGGCAGGCTGTTGGTTGGCACGTCTACTGCGCGTAGCAACCTTTACAACAGCACCATTACTTCTCCGCTTCAAGTTGAAGGAACAAACGACAATAATAACTCTATCCTTATCGGAATTAACTCTGCAACTGAGGCCGGAGGACGCTTAGACTTTGTTAAGTCTAGAGGAGCAACTGTTGGTTCAAACACCATTGTTGCTAACGGCGATAGTCTGGGGACGATTTCTTTCCAAGGATCAGACGGGTCTGAGTTTGTTCCTGGCGCCTACATTCAAGGCTGGGTAGACGGCACCCCCGGCGCTAACGACATGCCGGGCCGCTTGGTCTTTTCTACTACAGCGGATGGAGCTTCAAGTCCTACTGAGAGGATGAGAATTGACAGCTCCGGCAGGTTGTTAGTTGGCACGTCTACTGCGCCTAGCGCAGGTGATGGCCAGTTTGACTTAGCGGTTGTTCAAGGAAATACCACTGGCCCAACTGGACATGGATCTATTTCAATACAACGTGGAGAGGCTGCAACCTCAATCACCTCGGGCGAGGACATTGGCTACATAAAGTTTAACGACTCGTCCGGCAATTCATTCGCACAGATTCGATGCACCGCCGATGCAAATGCTGGATCAGGTGATTATCCAGGCCGCTTAGTGTTCTCCACTACTGCCGACGGAGCGAGCAGCCCGACGGAGCGGATGAGGATTAGGGCTGACGGAATTGTCGCCATTAACCGAACCGGTGCGTCGCCAACTTCGGATGCGCAACAGCTATTCATTGGAGAAGGTGGAGCCAATGCGTTTGCCATTATGGTGATGCAGACTGGCGGAAACAATGGAACATCAAGAGATTACATCAGGTTCTATAACTATTCAAACCAGCTAGCAGGTTCTATTCAGCATAACGGTTTCACAACTGTTTCTTATAACACTTCCTCTGACTACAGACTTAAAGAAAACATCTCCTCAGTATCAAGTCCTTGCAATCGTTTACTCCGGCTAAAACCTTGCAGCTTTAATTTCATCGCAGAGCCAGACAGGCGTGTTGATGGCTTCATTGCTCACGAAGTGCAAGAAGTTATCCCCGAGGCAATTAATGGCGAAAAAAATGCCGTCGATGCTGACGGCAACCCCGTGTACCAGGGCATCGACCAATCCAAGCTGGTGCCACTGCTGACGGCTGCTTTGCAGGAAGCCATAACCAAGATCGAAACCCTTGAGGCAAGCAATGCCGACCTGCTTGCACGAGTTTCTGTACTTGAACAAGGGTGACCAGTCCTACTCACTAAACACATCAGGTAAAATAAAAGAAAATATCATTGATTATGGCTAACACTGTTTGGGATATTGCTAACCCGGAGCGCCATCTTCCTGATGGTAACACTTGTCCTGATGGCGCTGTATACACCGTCCATTGGACTGCATCTCTGGAGGAAGACGGTGAAACTGCTGGTTGCTACGGCAGCGTTGGCCTTGGTGAACCCAACCCTGATAACTTCACTCCTTTCAGTGAACTCACCAAAGAAGAAGTGGTGAACTGGACCTTGGCTGCACTTGGTGTTGATCAAGTTGTTTCAATTGAAGAAGCACTACACAATCAGATCCAAGCAAAGCTGCACCCAACTTCTGAATCTGGCGTTCCCTGGTGATTTTTGTTATACTTTTTGAAGTTATCTGTTCTTTATGGCTTGCACAAAGTCTCAGCTAGTTTCGGCCATTAATTCCTTTGGTTCTGCACGTGCCACTGGTGACGGCAACCTTATTGCCTTCTCTGCTAACCTCATTGGTCAATTGATCGATACTCTTGAGTTTGCTCCAGAGGAAGAAACAGTGGAAGAAACTGAAGTAAAAGAAGCCGTACCTGCTTGATTATTGACCTGACCTAGAGTAATAAAAAGCTCTAGGTCGATATGTCAATCAAACTAACGGATGCTGCTGAGTTCTTTACGAAAGAGCTGCATCAAATTGACGCATGGGAATGGCTCCAGTCTCAGTTAACACCTGAGACACTGGAGTCTTTTGCCGTTAAATATCGCAATAAGCCAAAACCACAACCAGAAACCTCCAATACTTGGGACGGTGTTCTTGCGGCCGCAAAACAAGCTGGTGCTAAATGGCCTGAATGTGTCGCTGCACAGTGGGCACTCGAGTCAGGTTGGGGCAAGCACACCTCAGGTGTCAATAATTACTTTGGTTTAAAGGGATCTGGCTCTAACGTCAGTACTCAAGAATTCATTAATGGTCAATGGGTCACAATCAAAGCTGGCTTCATTGATTTTCCCAACCTACAAACCTGTGTTTGCTACCTTGTTGATCGCTGGTACAAAGACTTCGGTCGTTTTAAAGGTGTGAATCGTGCTACCAGTAGGAATGAATGTGCTCGTTTATTGGTGAAAGAAGGATACGCCACAGATCCTGACTACAGCACCAAATTAATTCAAATCATGGATCGACAGCTCCAAAACATTGGAGAGAAAGAAGATCAAAACCCACACAACAACAACTTCAATCCTTGGAGCCCATTTACGTACAAGATTACACCTAACATCACGTACGGTGAATTAACTTTAAATCAGGAAGCACGTCGTTTTACAAAACAATACCAATGCGACACAGCAAAAGAACTGTGTTTATTCCTTGAGAAAGTACGTAAACAGTTTGGCAATAAACCATTAATTATCACTAGTGCTGCTCGTCCGGAACCCATCAATACGCAAGTAGGAGGTGCTAAGAACAGTGAGCACACTTACAACGCCCCATCTAAAGGTGCCGTTGACTTTTACGTGGATGGAGTCGATGTCTACACTGTGCAAGACTGGTGTGACAAAAATTGGCCTTACTCGCTAGGCTATGGTGCACCAAAAGGATTCATCCATCTTGGCATCAGAGAAGGCAAGCCACGCGTGCGCTGGGATTACTGACGTGAAAAAATACAAAGAGCCGCGCATCCGCGTCAATATGTGCTGGCAAATTGGAGATGAGAAAAAATGCGTGACCCTACCAAAGGAGCACGCATATGAAACCAGAGATTGGGTAGAAGAACAAGGCGGGTGCGTGTTCTGGTTTCAGGCATTGCCTGATTAATCAACGCTCTTTGGCACGACCAATGTTCAGTGCCAGGAACTCCAGGACTTTATAGGCTTTACGCAGGATGTCATCATCCTTTGGTGTAGGAGTCAATGCACAGATAGCGGAAGCAGCTGCGTGAATGGCAAGAGCCACTTCAATGTATTCGTTAAGTTTAGCCATGGGTATCTCCCGTTTCTTTTATTGTAAAACGGGATATCAACGATCAAATAAATAATTTAGATCTTCTTGTGCAGCAAAGAAGTCTTCCCAATCTTTCTCGGTAGCAGCGTAAATCCGTGTGTTATTTTCCTGACATTTTTTCTTTTCTTCTTCAGGCTTGTCGTTTGTTTTTGTCATACGTCATAAATGCGGCATCCTGGGGCTTCAGGATTTTCTATACAATAACGCAACCAAGCAACTTGCGGGGAATGCTTGGGTGAAGTTTTACGGAACAAAGCAAGGAGTTGTTTAATCATGGTCTATTAACTAAAGGAACAAATACATCGGGGAATTTATCGGTATCTTGGTGTTCACGCTCCCATGCAGTACGCCATTCTGATAATGAATGATCATGGAATGTATCATAATAAACGTCATTTCCTGGTTCTGCAATAATTTTTGAGTCGTCTTGGGCAATGTCATCTGGAATAGGCACGCCTACAAACCAGGTTGATCCATTGAGGACGGTGACAATAACGCCTGCATCGATTGATGCAAGTGATGGGCTATAAGCATTGGGGCGCTCTGGATCTGTACTAATTGTTGTATTTGTTGTAATAGGAGATTTAATTAAAATTTCTTTATCTGGGTCAGGTTGTGTCTCGGTTAAAAAGACACTGCCGTCAAAATCTTCTAGTGCAATAAAAACTTCGTTGGAAGGAAACTCAATGACAACACCAAGTTCGTAGTTAAGCGTTTCATTACGTGTAGATGAAACACAAATGAGATAGCTACCTGCAGATAAAGGATAGTAACGATCATCTCCTCGATCTAAACGATAACGTGAAAATGTATTGTATAGATCTGATTGTGTATTCATCACCGTATCTAAATACGGGATGTAGATTTCATTACCAGAAACAACCTGGACCGAATCCGCATCAAAAATTGAATCACCTTGGATAGGTGATTTATTTAGGTCATAAGCAGATACTTGAATGTACTGAGGACGCGGCGGTCCTTTTGTCAAGATGATCCAAGCAGGGCTCGTAATATTGATCAGGAACCAATGATTGAAGGTCCCTCCGCCAATACCACCGTTAGATGTTTGGTTGGTATCAGCGCGACCAATAACTTTCCACTGAGGTCCAAGAGTTCCTTTAAGACAACGCAGTGACGTTTGACTAAACGTACCGAGATTTAAAGGATTATTCTGAGTTCTTTGTGGCTGACTTACCGAACTCCTGGACATATGAACCGTAATACAACTCCTGTATATCATCATAATCCGGGGTATTTTTGTGTACCAACGGATGTTGTATTGTGTTTTTGTATTGTTGCTCAATAATAGGGATGGGTTTATCTCTCAGCTGGTTCTGCGCATGTTGCATTGCCTTTGCTGGATCAAACTCAACACAGAATGGATGGATAGTCTTAGGAGGGAATGTGCGATTCCAACTTGAGACTAAATGGAGAGGATTGAGACAGTTCTTGTTTTTGCACGTACGTGTAACAAACATCTTGCCAACGTCTCCCCAGGCGCATTGGTAGATTACCTTGTGGATATTGACATTGTCATTGGTCTTTGAGTTGTTTAATGTGCGGTAAGAAGGAAACCTCGTACGTTTTGTAGCAAGCCAAGGTACTTCCCAGCAGTCATCCCACTCACCAACAGAGATTTGATTCCAGAGCATAAACAATCTGGACTTGTAGTTCTTGTTGAGATAATTGATGTCAAAGCCACAATTGTTATTTTGGATCTTACGAACGCACTCATAACACCAATGGTCTTCTAAATGACGTACACGATGTCCATGCGGGCAGTAAAAACCGTGATAAAAACCATGTGGCTTGAGTTGTTCATTGGACATTTCATGAATGCCTTCAATGAATGGGATGGTGACTAGTGTTTTGGCTAAGTGAAGGAATTTTGATGCGGTTTTAATTGTGTTTGCCATGATTCAAATCTCAGTAAGTGCTTTAGTAACAAAACGATAGTTCGTGTCAGAATCTCTAAAGACAAGATCGCCATTCTCATTTCTTACGCGACGCCTGTATTTTGGGGCTGGACGTGTACGACGTATGTACAGTGTCAAATTCAAACGATTGTCGCGAGCAATATTGTCTTTATCGTGAAGGACATCTGCATTACCTGGATCGGTACCAGTGCGCAAATAGTACACAACACGGTGAGCTGGATATTTAGTACCTAGTAAAGACAAGGTATAAAAGCGACCGTCATTGCGAAGGACACCTGCAAGATCTCCAGCATTGTGATAGCGATCAGAAGTCTTCCATCTGAGTCCGCAGGGGTGGTCAGGGGTGAGTTCTAGGTTTTCCTGCACCCACCAGAGGGGCGGCATTTCGTGGTAATCACGGGCCATCGGTACCAGGGGTAGGGGTGTACAGGAACAAGCATAGACCATTAAGGCGGTATGTAGCAGGTATACCCCGCTAATGCCCCCTATTTAGAGGGTGTTCTACATGTTTATTTTCTTTATCTAAGCCGTGAGCATCTTTTTCAAAAGTGTCTCACTCCTTTTGTTTGTCTCAGGCTAGTCTTACATGAGACTGAGAGTTATTCTCAATAATGACACTTTTGCAAAAATAGTGCACAGCTTTATCTAGGTAGATACGGATGTAGACACCCTTGCCAAAAGGCCTAATAAGACGGTAGTCACCTCTACTTGGCACACATACCTACTTATGGGCACAAAAAAGCCCCTGCCGAAGCAGAGGCCTGGTTCCCCTTGACGCTTGATCAGGCTATCGCACTTGCCTTTTCCTTCCGCAGACTTTTGCTTTTCTTCTGCTTTCGTGGCTTCTCACTGATCTCAGTTGGGACCGAATGATCCACTTCGTTCATCACGTCCTCAAAGATGCCACCAAATTGAGACGCAACAGTGTCCCATGAGAACTGTGGATCCATCACGCGTTCCCGGCAGCGTGTGCCAACCCATTCACGAATACCCTTGTCTTGGTACAGGTACTCCAAGATCTCGGTAAGGTGCTCGGAGGATGGGCATGGCATCTCCCTTGCGTAGTTGGTGTCCACATCAACGTGGTCGCAACGGATCAGTTCGCCATAGCCCTCGAAGATCTCCTTGCAAGACGTGTGGTCGGGCACCACTTGCGGCACACCACATGCGGCGTGTTCAAAGTTGACAAGCCCCCATCCCTCACCCTTGCAGGTATTAACGCCCACATCACATGCGTTGTAGATGATATTGAGCATTTCCACCGATACGTTTGGCGGACCATCCGTCTGCGTGGTCATGATGATGCGTCCATTGGGATCGAGCCCCACCTTTGACATCTCCCTACCGAAAACACCCATCACATCCCAACCTTGATCCTTCAGTCCCATATGGAGGTACAACCGTGCTTCTGGTTTACCAACTGCAAATTTGGCAAAGGCCTGGATCGTAATGTCCTGTCGTTTCCGAAACTGATTCCTATTCCCGTTGAACACAATAAACAGGTCTTCATCCAACCCAAGCTTGCGGCGGCACTCATCCCTATCCATGGGATAGAACTGCCCTGGTGTTACACCATGGGGGATGACGGCGATTGGTTTACGGATACCACCTTTCACAAATTCGTGCGCACCAAATTCCGTGTAAGAAATGATGGCATCCCACTCGTTGGCTGTATCTGCTAAACAACCAATCCAACCATACGAATCCATGGGTGCATAACCCACGAACTTGAATTTACCTTGTTTATGAAGGTCTTGGATCTGCTGGTACTGTGCGTTAATGATCCACATGTCATTGATCGTGAAGACGATGTCGGGTTGTTCACGCTCAACGATCTCACGAATGCGTTGTTCACCAAATGGTGCGGTTTGAAAACGATTAGAAGAAGGATACATCTTGAAGTCCTTCTGCTGCTCACATGGATCACCCCACCAGTTGTGAGCAAGTACGACGATATCAAAGTCGTCTTTTAGACGGTAGATGACATTTTCAGTTACACGAGCAAAACCGGTCATGGCGACGATATCACCACACCACAACACCTTAGTCTTCTTTTTCAAGGTAATAAAATACTCTCGATTTACTATACACAAATCGAGAGTTTATATGACAGTTTTTAGTGAGTAGGACTACGCGGCTTAGCAAGCCATCAGCACGCAAGGCACGCAGTAGCTGCCATCATCGTAGGTACATGTGACATGAGTTGATGTGACTTTGGCTATTGTTTTGTCTTGAACAAAGCCATCACCTTGTGGCTTTGCAGTTCCGTCACCCGCTGACATAAGAAGCTGTCCACGCTGCACGGTGACACCTTCGGCAATGCGGATGATGAAGTCACCCGTCATCGCGCAGTAGAAGTCGTCGGTGTAAGTGTCGCCGTCATCGTCCCAGACTTGGAACACACCGGACACGTTGGGATCACCTTCAACGTCACTCACCTTCATGCGGTTGAGCTGTTCGTTGTTTTCCTCGCCCCACTCGCACATCTCGTCGATGTTGCTTAGTACAGTGCCGCGCATGATTTCAGTGCGCTCTGTGCCACCGGGGAGTTGTGACCAGCGGGAGAGGTGAGCACCGTTGTAGCTGACGGTGGTGCCGGATACAGAGATTGTGCCTTCAACTGTGCCGTCTTGGATGATGTCTACAACACTTCCGTCTGAATTTGTGCGGTTTAATGAGATAACAGGGCCGTCATTCTTTGCGGCCTGAATAATACCACTAGTGGACGCTCCGAGCAGAATACCGTAAACATTCCCGCTAATATTGTCAAAACGAGTCCTACTAAAGTTGTCCGTCTTAAAAACTGCGTTTCCATCTTTATCAATCCTCATCCGCTCCGTCGGGCTGCTCGCTCCGTCGGCGGTAGTGGAGAACACTAACCTGCCCGGCATGTCGTTGGCGCCGGGGGTGCCGTCTACAACAGCGCTAATAGTGGCTGCCGTATTAAAAGCTGTGCCGTTGCTTCCATCAAAGGAAATGACACCTAGCTCATCACCGCTAGCAACTACTGCATGGCTACCAATAGTATCATTTTTGCTTTTTTGTATGGTAAAAACGGCTCCGTACGGGTTGGACGCTTGGAAGCGAGAAAGACTAATACCAGCAAGATTAATGTTTTGATAAGGGTGAACTACTTGCAAAGCTGGGGTAGATCCAGCACCACCACCGCTTGTGCCGGCCGAGGTAATGCTTGTAGACGTGCCAACTAACAGGCGTCCCGAGCTGTCGATGCGGGCGCGTTCGATTGCGCTTGTAGAAAAGACAATTGGAAGCGCAGAGTTGCTAAAAACATTTAGAGTGCCGTCGGCGATCGGCCCTACTACACAAGTGTTCAGCGAGTTCGACATGCGAACTGCAATGTTGTCAGCGCCAGCGCTATTTATGTGAAGCGGAGCCAAAGGGCTAGTAGTGCCAATCCCTACTCGGCCTGAGGAGTCAATCCTTAAGGATTCAACACCACCTTCTGTGAATGCAATTGTATCTGCAGCTGGGGAATAAATACCAGTATTACTATCCCCAAGAAATGTAACAGAAGGTGCACTAACAGTACCAGAAGCAAAAGGTACGGTTAATGCTTGTGTAGAAGAAGTTGTTACAAAGGTACCACCACCACTGGGTAAGGTGTACGTGGTATCACCTGATGCTGCAGTGGTGATTGTACTTTGACCGTTACCAGTACCAGTGTTGCTGAGCCGTAGAGTGCCCGCCATCTTTTTACAACTACTTTGATTTCTTTATTATAAATTGCTCAGCCCTGTTAACACTATTACTCAGACAGCTGTAGGTGTTATTGACCTTACCAACTCTTTTTCTTCTGATGTTTTTGCCTTAAGTTTTGTTTTCAAAAACTCAGCCGCTCGATGCGTCTGTGTCGTATTACCACATGTATAAAGATCGATAGCACAATAGCCAATCTCTGGCCATGTATGGATTGATGCATGTGATTCAGACAGTAATGCCAAGAGCGTTACACCCTGTGGCTGGAACTTTTCCCCAAAGATCCGTAGGACATTTGCTTTTGCCATGACGAGAGAAGCCTCAAGCAATCGTTGAAGCTCCTCATAATCATTCAGGATTTCTTGATCACAGTCGTAAAGATCCAGGATCAGGTGCCGGCCATTGCTCACATGACTTCCGCAATATCCTCCATTGTCGCATTAGTGGACGTAGTAATGTCCATTCCGTAAAGAGGAAGGTATTTTTGTGGGTTAGAGGCGACCTCAACAATGGATGGATAGGTCTCGTACTTGGGATTGGATTCACGATTAACCGCATTAAACACCAGTAGGCCCTTATTGGTCTTCTTACTAAAGACATTAAGTTTTAGCTGGTGCTTACAGATATCAAAGAAGAGAACTTCAAATCGACCACGTCCAACGAATCCGACATTACAGCTACGGCAGAATTCGGCATAGCTCGGATAAAGCCATTGTTGCCAATTTTGATAGAAGTTATTGGAACCTTGCGCACTTTTACAGGTACCAACAACAGACTTAGCCCCAGGATCGTAGACCACATGTTGACTCATCCAATCCAAGACAGGGTTAGAACGCAGGCTTTGTTCCTTCTCATACTTCTGGAAGAAGTCCACATGTTGTGCGGTCTCCATCAGGTAGGAACGCATGTCAGCTTCTGGCATATCTAGTAGCCAGTTCACCAGCCCTGGCAGCAGAGGCGCAAACTCACCCTGCGGATTGCCCTTGTTATCAAACTTGATTAGTTCTTTTTGTTCCGCTTGTCCGCCAGTAAACGGACGATCAAACGGAATAGTGAGACGGCGACGAGCTAAACCAGAAGTGTAGTCGGTAGACTGAATAGCTTCGTTAGCCGTAATAATGACCATTCCATGGTATTGAAATGGATCTAACGCTTCGCCTTGGTACTTGCGCTCAGAACGAATCCAGTCATTACCAGTGATTGCTTTCAGTCTTGATACGGAACCACCCCAACGATCAGCATCCTGGAACAGGAGAAGTTTTTTACCCATGTAGGCTGCTGCTTCAAACCTGTTTTTCTCCATGTTTTCAAAGTCTGTGGAGTAGGTGTTACTACGTCCTACCAATGCCACCGCCAGGTTTGCGTAGGTCGATTTACCGGACTTACCTGGGCCAACAATCTCCAGAAACTTTTGGATTTCGTAGTTACCAAGCAGTGTTGCTCTAAGCCATGCCCTAAGTACTTGCGTACGGTTCCAGGAATTGTGTTGTGTGTGCTTTAACCACTTAATGATTTCTTCACAAGTAGCCGATGGATCGTATTCGTACGGCATCTGTTGCGTCATGTACAGATCCCGTTGGAAAGGTTGCAGTTCCCTGGTGCTAACCTCTAACAAACCATTGGTAAACAAGAGGTAATCCATATCGTCATACCACTCATCAAACGGCACCAATGCTTGGAGCTGTTTGTAAATGTCTTCCATCATGGCGTGGTTAAAACCTTTGGGCAGCCAATCAGAGAAAGTCAGTACTTTCATTTTTTCTCGGATGCTGCCATACATCTCGATCTTGGTCTTTTTCTCCCACAGACCTTTGCGTGCGTCATAGAGAAAAAACTGGTTGTGCGGCTGACTAAACAACAGGTTGCCGGCGTACATACCAAGCACTTGATCAGCAATGATATGGGAAGGCTGGTTACGACCTTTGGAATCTTTTATTTCTTCCTCATCAACGTTTTCTTTTGGTTTCTGAGTAAACGTTGTTTTTTTAGGTGGTGTTTTTACGTTTGTTACTGCAGCAGAACCAAGGGATGCGAGGCCTTCCATATGATCTAAGATATCTTGTTCAAGGTTTGGTAGGATGGCAGCAACAGCTTCTAGCGTTGCATCATCAGGGCTTTGTACTCGGTAGTCTTGAGAAGGAACCCACCCGTTCTCTTTGGCAATATGAACGAGTGATCCGATACCACGACCACCGCCTTTACTAAAGGAGAGCCAACGCCTGTGGCATTCACCATCTTTGTACTTATCGCTCTGCTTGGACCATTCATCCCATTCATCCAGCAACGATTCATCCAAACTATGGAGCGACTGACCAACCATGATCCAGATGTCATAGTCATCCGTCGCTTCTGGAGGCATACCCCACATTGCTTCGGACGCAAGTTGGATATCACGATCCAGTCCAATGACACTTTGGATGGCGAAGTTACCGCCGATCACACGTGATACTTCTTGTGCGGGACTTCCTTGCTTGGCGTTCTTGGTGATGATGTTATTGAGGATCCAGTCCGGTAGTTCGGGCAGCGAATCAGACCACTCAAACCCAAGCCCCTCACCTGTGTAATAACCATCGGTCTCTGGGTGAACACCCATCAAGACACCTTGGTGTTTCTTCCAAAGGATTTCAAGCTTTTCTTTGTTTTCTTCCCCGTGCCAGGTGTATTTATTGCGTAGGAAATGCTTGTGTTTATCGCGGTTTAATTTGTAGAGCTTACGTTCGCGGCCGACTTTACCACTGAAGATGGTAAGGGTGGCAGGCAGCGCGTCTTGGAGGGGGAGTTCAGAGATTTGTTCGATGAGGGGGTAGACGCTAGGACCATCAACATCAACCCAAACCAAGCCATAGGGATGGTTATAAGCAGGACCTCCCAATAGGCCAATTGCACGACAATCCCCTGTTGCCAGCTCTTCTTCAATTTCACGTACACTGAATGGTTTGTTCTGCCAGCCCTGGATGTAGGGATCTTTGTTGGGTCCAAGGGGAGTGAGGGGCCAATCAAGTGGGATGTAATCTAGTCGGATTTCGCCTGGCTTAAGAGCTTTCAAATTCTGGTTCGTCATACTTCTGTGGAGTTCTTGATTACTACTTTAAAGTCCCGATCGGGGAAGGAGGCCTCTTTTAAGATTGTGTACGCATGAAGATGCATAAGGGTGGGCAGATAAAAACAGTCCCCGTCCATCGCACTTAGCATGCGACTCGTGAGACTATTCATCCACTCACCCAAGCCGACGTGTACGTCCATGGGGAGGGCCTGGTTGTGTGTCTCTTAATCCTACGCTGCCCAATCCATGGAGGCCATCAAGCAATCCTTAAGTTACTTGAGTCTTATTAGACTCAGTCCTTTTGTATTCATTTCGTTTATCTATCGCATCAAATTCTTTCATCATCTTGTGATATAAATCAACGGCATCCTCTTTTGTGACAACAGCGCGCTCACAGGCGATCGTCCATGCTAGGCGCTTCCGACACTCCATTGTTCCTTGGGGGTTGTAGGCCATCATTGTACCAAGGTGCGGTTAGCTGCATGGCTCCACCCAACTTCTGGGATTCACCGGTCTGAAGCACGGGATCAATCGGATGTTCCTTGTAGATCGGTTTTTGTTCAATTTTCCGTTCTAACTCGGATTCAATCCGATTATCCCACTCAATCATGGTAAGCCTGGCCTTCAGCTTAGCTTCGAACCAAACTTGTTTCCACCACTTGATTGCGGCTTGGATGATGTCGTTAAATAAGATCCGGATCATAAACGTTACAATTTTCAATTTGTTTATAGTACTCATCTACAATTTTGTACCAATCTTCCCGCAACGAATCTAAGAATCTCCTGGAGATTTTAAAAATCTGCGTGCGGACAGGCGTCGACACCAAGATTGCCGCTTGTTGTACGGTCATGCCAAGGGTCTGCTCGATAGCAATGTCATATGCCGCGAGTTGTTTACAGGTTTTTTTAAACTTCATGTGACCACCCAATAGATCCCTCCACTCTTGGGACCCCTTTTCCAAATCTTTTGGCCACTTGCGGCTATATGGTTTAACGCTGGTCTTCAGGTCAGCAAGCGTCAGTTTGTTATTGGCGACAGCAATAATATCAGGAGCACCAGCCCAAGCACGGCCCTCGGAATCGCAACCCCAGACGCGAGCCACGTCATCAGCACCAATAGTAAAATTAAATTTGTCCAGCACGGGAGATTCAGCCCAGAGAACTTCCTGAAACTGATCAAGAATTGCTGGCATACCCGCCCAAAAGTCCGCATAATCCTCTTTGATTTCAGGGGTTTTATTCCCTTTGAGGTACTGTTCCATGCCATAGTGGATGGCGGTACCCCTTTCGGCAGCAGCTTCTTTAACACCTGGATTATTTTTGGACCACATTTCGAGCTTCCGCTTGTTTGCTTCGGAAGCTGTCTCACCAATAATAGTAGTTACGGATGGTGCAGGCCCAGTGGGTAACGGAGTTGTATAGTGACGTTTTCCGTTAAGCGTAATTCTGGCTGCGGTCCTGTTCAGGTCCCGCATGATTTTTGGTTGCTCGTCCTTGGCTTTGATCCAAGGATCCGATGTATTTATCTTAGCAACCATTGATGGTTTTGTATATTGCTGCTAGTTTAACAGATGAATCAACCGTGTGTAATGGACGGATTCAATTACGCAATCGCTTCCATCCTTGGCGCCATGCTCGTCGTGATTAGCATGGATGCCTACCTGTTCTTCATGGAAGTCGCATCTCGTCAATGAACAAATTCCTGCTTGGCATCCAGGGTTATGTGTCGTGCCTTGGCTGGCTCTTCCCCGCCCTTTGGGAGTGGATTCTAGAGATGTCACCTGATCTCCGCTTCTGGAAGTGGCACACAAACCTTGATGATCACCTTTGGTATGCCGAGCGTGTCAATGGTCGTCTTGCCATGCTCGGATTAACCTTCCTCTTTATCTGGTGCACAACCCATGGGATCAAACTTAACGCGCTTCTATTTTGACTTTGATGATGACCGTCGTACCGGTTGTTTTGAAGGCTTGGCTTTTGCTGATGTAGAAACTATTGAAGCTGATGGGTACGAACATAAATTACAAGAACAAGAAATTGCTTATACTCGAGTAGATCTGTAGGTTCCTTTGTGAAGCTGGCTGCCAAAGATGTGGTCCTCTATGCAGTCTGCTTAAAGGATCTGCACGTACGTTTTGATACCAACGCAAAAGTCATACCGTTTTACGGGGATGAAGGCGAGCATGCCGACGTTAATCCCTATTGGGGTGAAATGAGCTGCATGTATACCCTCTGGAACGACTGCAACCATCCTTTTTTTGGCATCGTTAACTACCGTCGCAATTGGGAAGAGTACTACCTATCTCGACTGGAGGATGACACCTTATACATTCCACGTCACGTCACCTTTCCGTTCTCTGTTCAGCAGCAGTTTTCCCAAGGACATGGAGGCGGTCTTGATGAAACGGTTGAGATGTCCCTGGAGCTAGCCCGTAACAAGCGCATTCCTTTAACAGAGGAGATGCTACTTGAGATGTGGAGCCAGCCCAAGTTTTTTGAAACTCTTCAAGTGATGGGTCCTAACGCTGCCATGCAGAAGTACTTTGATCTTGTCTTTGAGATCTTGCTACCAATTTGGGAGGAAGAAAAGGATTACTTCCTGGACCGTGGAGGGTACAATAAACGCGGCCCAGCTTTCCTGATGGAGCGCCTGCTTACTGCAGTCTTTCTCAATAAGGAACACTTCTTCGGTAAGCAAAAGATCCAAGAGCTTCCCTTTGTTGTTTATCGCTAACGATGCAGATCACTCAAATCTTCTTAACGGATAATGATTCAGATCTGCCTCCGTTCCTTGCCGACACAACACAGAGTGTTGTCAATTGTTTTCCTACGTGGGAACACAAGATCTACAACAACAAAGAAGTAGAAGAATTCCTGGAGGAACACTACGGTGAGGCTGTGCTTTGTGCTTACCGTAAAGTCAAACCTTACTCCTACAAGTGCGACTTGGCACGTTACTGTATCGTCAACATCCTTGGTGGTTGGTACTTTGACATTAGCTTGCGTTGCTTGACAGGAATCAAGGTTCCTTTTGATTGCAAGCTGCTTGCATTCCGCGACATCAATCGTTACACCAATGTGTCGTGGGCATGCGATGGTGCTGCTTTCTACGCTCCAGCAGACAACGAAATTTTGGACGAAGCAATCTTTCAGATTGTTCGCAACATTGAGGATGATTATTACGGCTTAACACCATTGTGTCCGACAGGTCCCACTGCATGGGGCAAGGCAATTGCTGTTAGCAACATTGATAACAAGGTGATCTTTGGTGATTCAGTCGAGTTGACACCCAATCACCCACACAAAAACAAAGCCCTGGTGCTACCTGATGGAATGATCTTTGCCATGAAGAAACCATCCCATGGCGGAGACCTAGAAACTCTTGGCGCTACCGGTGTAAACAACTACAATGATCTTTGGTACACCCAAGATTTGTATGTCAAATGATGTGAAGCTGACTCTGTATGGAGGCACCGGCATCATTGGGACATACTACAGGGGCATGTATCCATCTCAGTATGTCGAGCGAGACCACTGCTGTCCATTGACAGAGGACGTGCTGTACCTCATTAGTACTACCGACAACACCAATATCTATACCAGTCCTCAACTTGATATTCACACTAATCTTTCAGTGCTTGCCAATCGCCTGGACTACTGCCGTGACTTTGGCATCGATACGTTTAACTTCGTTAGCAGCTGGTTTGTTTACGGCCCCACTCATGTGAAGCCCACCGAACAATCCATTTGCAATCCCAATGGCTTTTATTCGGTGACCAAGTATGCCGCCGAGAAGTTGGTCATGGAGTATTGCCAAGCCCATGGGATGAAGTGGCGCATCTTCCGCTTGGGTAATGTCTACGGTGGCCCAGATAAGGGCACAGAAAAGCGCAATGCCCTTCACCGTATTATTGAATCCTTAAAAAAAGATGAAGATGTTGATGTGTACGCAAACCTTTCCCGCGATTACATTCACATCTTTGACGTATGCAGAGCCTTGAATTTCCTCGTTACCTATGGTGAACACAACCAGATCTACAACGTTGGCACAGGCATCGAAACTTTTTTGTTTGATTGCATCGCAGATGCCAAAGATATTTTGAAATCACGCAGCAAGATTAAACGCATTGCTCCACGAGAAGACTATAATCAAGCCATTAGATTCAGCCTTGATTGCACCAAGCTTTACAACCTTGGTTACAGACCAACGCTGACATTACAAGAAGGTCTTGAGGACTTATGTCGCGATCAAAAGTTTTGTACTCCGGTCCGTACTTTGACGGTCGTGAAATAGAAGCAGCGATTACGACCCTTAAAGAAGGAGCCTGGTATCCAGCCGGTAAAGAGGTTGACAAATTTGAACGCGCGTTTTCTCGTAAGTTTGGATTTGATTCATCCCTTATGGTGAATAGTGGTAGCTCTGCCAATTTGGTGATGCTTGCCGCCTTGAAGAAATACTTCGAGTGGCCCGATGGTGCTGAGATTATTGTTAGCGTCGTCGGTTTCCCGACCACGATCAATCCCATTATTCAGAATGGATTGACCCCTAGGTTTGTGGACATCACCTGGGATGACTTAAATTGGGATCTATCGCAGGTAGAAGATGCAATCACGGACAAAACAGTTGCAGTTTTTAGTAGCCCTGTTTTGGGTAATAGTTATGACTTGGATCGCCTACTCGACATCTGTGAGCGGCATTCGCTGAAGTATATTGCGGACAACTGCGACTCCCTTGGCTCCAAGTGGAATGACAATTACTTAACAAAGGAAGCCGTTGCCGCGTCGTGTTCTTTTTATCCGGCGCATCATATTACTACTCTTGAAGGTGGGATGGTGTCCTCAAACCTTCCCGGTTTGACCTCACTTGCACGCCAGTTCGCCTGGTGGGGGCGCGACTGTTATTGCGTTGGTGAATGCAACATGCTGGCTAAGGGCATGTGTGGCAAACGCTTTGATACGTGGCTACCTGACTATGATGTGGTCGTTGATCACAAGTATGTCTTTAGTCAGATTGGCTACAACCTCAAGCCATTGGATCTACAAGGTGCAGTCGGCTTGGTTCAACTGGAAAAGTTTGATGAAGTACATACGATCCGCCGATTGAATTATCAAACGATTGTTAACTACTTCCAGGATTATCCCGATGAGGTACAAATTGTAGGCGAAAAATTACAAGCAGAAACGTCATGGTTTGGTGTGCCTATTGTCTGCGACAACTCCAATGTCAAGCAGGCTTTACAACAACATCTCGAAGGTAATGGCATACAAACTCGAAATTATTTTGCTGGTAACTTGCTGCTCCATCCTGCATATCGGCACTTGGGCAGTGCTAAAGACTTCCCCAATGCGTACGAAGTCCTTAAACGTGTCTTCTTCCTTGGTACATCCCCAGCCCTTACCTATGACGACATCTCTTATGTAGGGGAAACCATCCATTCTTTTATGGTGAATACACCAATCTCATGTGATGGTTACAACTGTGGCTTTAGCCTATAGTTGTTACACGTACATGCTCTACACATGTTGTTGATTGGTCCTATACTAAGAACACCAAAAGAATCAGAGATGTCTCTTTCTACTCAAGTTAAAGAGTCCGTTGAGAATGCAGCTAGTTGTATGCGTGATGCCCTGGCATTTGCTGCACGTACAGAGCATCCCATTACGATTACAACCATCTCTGACATCTTGTGCCGTCTTGAATCCCTGGAGCAGGTTGATGATTTGATGCATCAATTTGCCAAGAAGGATGACGAAAAGACGAATCGTTACCGAGGCTGAACGCCTCGAAAAATATTTGCTCAGTCTTCCTATTCCTTACCCAACTGCTAAGGAGCTAGAGCAAGTATTATCACGTCCATGTAAGTGGGCTAAAATATTAAAAGAACGTAATAAAGATCCTGATGGCGCAGGATGATAGCAAGTACTCAAAACCTGAGTTACGTGAACGAATCAAAGATCGCGTGATGGCTGGCTCCAAAGGTGGCAAGCCTGGTCAGTGATTTTGTGCTATAGTAAGAAAAGCACAAACCAACCAATGCAAAAGCTTTGCCGGGAATGCGGAACTAGAAAGCCGTATGAAAATTTTGCAAACAAAGGGTACAACTCAGCCGGCAATATAAAAAGAGACAGCGTATGCAAGGATTGCAGATCTTTAGTCAATCGTCGATTTAGGCTTTTGTATGGAGCAGACGGCCAAAAACAATGTTCTAAATGTGCTCATTATTTAGATTGGGATTGCTTTAGAAGACGCAAACAAGATGGGAAATTATATCTTCATTCTTCATGCAAAACCTGTAACAGAATAACCTGGAATAAATGGGTAGATAATAACAAAGAACATTATCAAAAAGTTAAAAAACAAGGGCAAGATTTATTGCATCACAACCACAAAAAATACGAACGCAGAGGAATAACAAAAGCACAATATGATGTTGTGTTTGAGGCACAGGAAGGTTTATGCGCAATTTGCCAAGATCCTCCTAAAGACAAACAATCTTTAGCAATGGACCATAACCATAAAACTAATGAGTTTAGGGGTTTGTTGTGCAAAGAATGCAACAGAGCTTTAGGTTTATTTGGTGATAATATAGAAGTATTGACAAACGCAGTCACTTATCTTAAAGAGCGAGGAAGTTATGGCTGAAGACAAAAGCAAGTACACCAAACCAGACCTGCGTGAGCGCATTAAAAACAAAGTTATGCGTGAAGGCCGTGGTGGCAAACCGGGAGAATGGTCGTAGCCGTAAGGCTAACTAATTATTTCGGCTAGAAAAGCTCAGCTTGTTGCTAGTGAGTACAAAGAAGCTGGTGGTGGATATAAAGGGGGTAAAGGTGATAAACAAAAGTCTTTAGAGAAGTGGGGCAAAGAAAAGTGGCAAACCAAAGATGAGTATGAGAAACGTAGCAAGGCTAAGTCTGCTGCTAAGAAGTACAAGGAAAGCAAATAATGGCAGACAAAGCAATTCAAAAGGGTTACACTAAGCGTTACCTACCAGAAAAAGCGTGGGCTTCACTGTCTAAAGAAGAACGTGAGGAGACTGACCAAAAGAAAAGAGCTGGTAGTAGAGAAGGTAAACAATTTGTAGCTAACACTGAACGTGCCAAAAAAGCCGGACGTGCCGCCCGTCGTTATAAACAAGGTAAGTAACTTTATAATCAATAAAGATACTTAACGATTATGGCTAAAGCAGTTCCCCCTAAAGGCAAAGCTGTTCCTCCCAAGGGCAAAGAAGCTCCGGCTAAAGGCAAAGCAGGTGGCACCGACAAGCAAGCTGCTGCCCGCGACAAGTTCAAAGCAATGATCGAAGCAAAGAAAGCTGCAGCCGCAAAGAAGAAAAAATAGTGATATCCTGACATACGGAGCAATACCGCTCCGGAGCTAATAGTCGAAAGCTCCTTCACGTTACGAATGTAGTGCTTAGCAACAGTCTGAGTGGGAAGGAAGTATGATCCCGGTATAACAACCGGGATTTTTTGTACGTGGCGTATTTGAATCACAACCTTCCCGATTGGTCGTGCTACATCCGCAACGAGTTTCTTTACAACCACAAGCAAGGTCATGGCGAGGTGACCAAGTGTGATGTGCACTGTGTTGCCAGTATTGAGAAGCGTGTACCTCTCTTTGAAGCCTTCCTTGAGAATGGCGTAAATTGGACACGGCGTCCCCTACATGCGTTCTGCTGGAAGCCTGATGCACCCGTTGAGCCGTTGGAAGACGTGATGTACTGGGACTGCTTCTCACCTTATATTGACGTTCAAAAACGTGCACGACTTGCCGGGTTGCAAGCTGAATTGATCAAGCCCAGCGGTGAGAAGGCTCTTGGCTCCTACATGTTTACGCTTGATTGGTCATGGGAAAACAAGGGTACGACCGACTTTAATTTCTCAGAGACACCTGAGCATAAGTGCGCCCATCTTTTCAAAATGGAGAGCGGTAATTACTATGCATATCCCAACAACCGAATCATTTGGTACGACAACGCCTGGACCTTTAACCGTATCAAACAGAACCCAGGGTATGAGATTGATATGACGGTGTATTCGGTAGAAAACAAAAGGAAGCTGGAGACATCAGACCATTACATGTATGAGGTAAAGCATGTAGAATAATTTTGTTCCCCCTCTCTTTCTGATGGGGCAGCTGGGGTGACTCGTTAGGCAAATAGCCTAGAAGGAGAGCCCAAGATAGAGGTGCAGTCACTGTCTGGATACGCCTGGTTAACTCACAGCCCGATTGTCGGTAAGCCAGTTACACTGCATCCATCTATTAGCAACACCTCCTATGCTTAGCTCCTATACGTAGACCATTTTGTTGACGTCAACAAAATGGTTTTCAGGATGATGCACAAACCAGGGGGTCACTCGGGATGTAGTAGAAAAGTATCACATTGCGTTTGGGACGCAAAGGAGAAGGGGCAGTACCTTCCATCCCGATCACCTGGTCCGAGCTAATTGGATAAGACGGTTACTGCCGCTGCAGGACGATGTAGGTTCGACTCCTACCCAGGTGCTATTAAGAATCTCAATAAACCACGTTTATTGAGAAAACTGATAAATTATAGGTACACGTGCACAAAAACTATACGTGACCTGGAGCACTGCTAAAAAACGTATCGATAAGAATCGACAAAAGCTTCTGGAGTACAAGAAGACTTTGCAGTGCAAGAAGTGTGGGTTGGATGATCATCGTGTCCTTGAGTTCCACCACATAGGTGACAAGGACAATAACATCTCATCCATGGTGAACCATGGTTACGCCTGGAGCAGGGTTGAGCAAGAGATCAGTAAGTGTATTCCGCTATGCTGCAACTGTCATAGGCTTGAGCACTGGGCTAGTTAACGGAATTTAAATTGAACAGGATAACCAGCCCCTGGTTGGATAAAACCAAACTTATCGGCTAAGGACAAAGCTCTATCCGCAAGTACTCGGCTGCTGTCTTGTTCACCTACCACACCACCAACCATAGAGCCTGGCGCAAACAAAGGTGTACCTACGTTGTAGGAATTAAAATCATATCTTTCATCTGCAGTTTGACCGTCTTGCACCTTATAACGCCCTAAAGTATTAACCAATCCTTTATTGACAAGAGCCGTTTGTTCTTGATTTAAACCCAAGCCTTGTGCACCAATGTTCGCATAATCACTAACAACGTAATTAGATGGCGTATATCCTTGCTGTCTTTGTTTAATGCTTTGCTCTGTTGTTGGGACAACTAAATCATTTCGATTTTTTAATCCTAGTTGCGCTACGTATTCGTTTACTTTTTGGTCCAGGGTGCTTACTTGATTTAGTTGTTCTTGAGTTGCAGGTGAACCTTTGCCATACATGTTATACATTTCGTTTTGACTGTTTACTGCTCTAGAGGCATTCATCCAATCACCAAAAGTTTTTTCAGCTGTTAATCGCAAAGGATTTACAGTTACTTGTTGTGTTAGTTCTTTGTTAAGTAAAGCTTCTGCAGCTTTGGTATCAGCAGGAATGCGTGTTAAAGGTTGCGAAGTGCCTGAAAGAAACCTTGCAAACATCCCTTCTTTAGCAGGAACAATACCTGCTTCCATTCCTTTATCTAAAAGGGGAACAGCAACTTTATCTCGTACGGTTTTATAAATTGGGGACTGTGAGATATTCCGAATATCAGGAGCAAGACTAGAAGAAATAGATGCTCCCCCTGGCAACACGCCTTTAAATACTTTTTTATCAAGTTGACCGTATCCTCGGCTTACTTGATTAAGTAAGTGTTGAAATACGCCAGGCATCAGCCATTCCGCAACGTAGCTTTAATAAACCAAGCAGCCTTAAAGGCTTGACCACACAACTCAGCCATGTAGTTTTGAATATCAATGGCACCCACCTTGGCCGCAACAGGCTCCAGCTTTTTGGTCTTCATACCAAGTTCTTCAAGGTTCTTGTAGTACGTGGCGAGCATCTCTGTTCCCTTGTAGCTGGTAACGTGTTGAATGCCAGGACCAGCATCAGCTAGCCCCCTGGCGCACATAGGCATCAGGTAGTCCATGCTGCGAATGAACTCACTTAACGTATCGAACTGTTTCAAATGAGCTTCATATTGGTCTTTAAGGAACCCATGCACCCCGAGGAAGTTAGGCCCCTCGTAGTTCAGGTGAATGAGATGGGCTTGTGTCTCAAGTTCCTTGAGGTAGGAGGAAAGGGAGATGCATTGCTGGATGAAGGCCCCGACGTCACCGTTCTTTGATTTACCAGGAGCCTTGGGCTTTGCTTGAGGCTCTGGAGTTACCCCAGAATTGAGTGGTTGTTGCGTTTGAGGACCAGGGGTATACATAGCTTTTAATCAATAGTTCTAGTTTACCAAAAACAAATCAACCCCTCAGCGAGATATTTCTTCCCAGTCCATGGAAGAAAGGACATCAGCTCCAGCAGATGCACTGCTGCATGCCAAGGTCAATTCTATTGCAGTGCTGGTAAGACCATTACGCTCTAACTGAAATGAAAACAAAGCTTCTTTTAGGATATCAATAACGGTGGATCCCTGGTTAGAACCCGTAGCAAAACCACTGGCTAAGATACGTCCTGTTCCAAGTGCAAAGGATGTGCCAGTGATGTTGTACTCAACGGAAGAAGTTGCTCCAGTGGTATCCCATGATCCACCTGTGGTTGTACCGCCTACAATTACTTTCCAGTTGTAGTTTGCATTGTTAGTAATACCCATAATTGATAAGGCGGTCAAGATAACAATTGCATCAAGACGAGTTGATTTAAGACGAATAGAGATAACAGGGTACTCAGTAGATACGTTTGTTAGATCACGTGGTGATGCGATAGGAGTACCAATGGCAGACTGTGCTCCACGTAGTTCGTATCCACCTTCCGATAGGACTGTCGAACAAACTTGCTTTAATGTACTGCTGCTTGCCGTCGTACCTACATTAGTAATTTCATAACGCAACGGCAAAGATGCCGTTGTGATGTAAGTAGATGTGATTAGGTTAGCGTGATGGAATGAATGGCAATGAATGAATGCACCGTTGATTACAAACCCTGCACGTACAGTACCAAGGCCAAGCCATTCGATATCAAACCAAAGGATTTGAGCCTTGGTAAGATCAAGCGTAAAACCTGAAGGTCCATTGCCATCTAGTTTGTCAATGTTCCAGTTGGTTTGTGCTACACGTGTCTCAGTAACACTTCCAGTTACAGCACTGCGTTCAACAAAGACAGGCCCCGTGGTACCACTAACCTCTAGATACAAACCATTAGAAGCACCATAGTAACCAACGCGTTGCCGCAGGTTAGCTTTTGGTGCATTCATTACAAAGGTCGACATAAACAACAAGGATTTCCCTGGTTGATACGAGCAAACCTTAGTGGTTTCCCTGATGATCTCGGAACCAGATGTAGTGGTTACGTTGAGATCAACAAGACCTTGGTTTGCATTGAATGCAAACGTACCACCAGCACCACTGGAGGTAGCCCACAAACCATTGTCGTTATAACGATGGCTTGAATCAAAGAGAGTTAGAGGGGCTGATACACGTGTACGCCCAAAGGCATCACCTGCCATGCCAGCAGGTTGGACGTAAATGTTCGTACCACTTGCTGTTGTTACTTCAAGTGGTTGACCACTACATGTCTGTACTTTAATTACTTCATATAGAAGAGGTTCACCTGCTTCTCTATATACCGGCATTGCACTAGTTACTGTTATCTTTCTTTATTATTGCAGTCCTCCACTTTGCATGTAGATGGCCGTAATCACGTGGCTCAGTAACCGCTACATCTTTTGCTCCACAGACACCACACGTACCTTGGTGGTAGGTGGCATAGTGATGCGGCGGTCCTACATAAGTACCACGTTTGTACCACGTGCCATAGTTTTCACCACAGCAATGACATATCCATTGAGGGTATTCAGGATCTTTGGAGCGAGACATCAGTCTTGACCAAGGTGGTGGTAACGCAGCATATCAACTAGTTCTTTGGTGCGTTGATATTCTTTTTCTGAATGGTCCATTGCTTCTACCGCTGCCTGGTAAAAAGCTTTGTAGAAGTCTTTGCCACTCAATTCGTATTGATATTCAGCAAGTGTGTCAGCAAAATGCTCACGTGCTTTTTCAATCCACATTGTTTTTGGATCAGTGTCAACCAAAGTTTCAACTGCGTTGGTGGTGTCGTGCATGGCTTCGCGTAAGTCTTTGGTTGCCAAAGGTTTGTCCGTTTGAGCAATAATACGGTGTTTGCGGTACCAATCTTGCCAGCTTTGAACGCTGTCTATAGGTTCTTGTGTGGTGTCCATAAATAAAAAGAGACGTACCACTAGTGTGGCACGTCCAACAACAAAAGTGTGTTCAGTGTAAACCTTAAGAAACAGGTTCGAGCTTGCCTTCCTCGTAAAGACGGACAGCTTCCATCATTTCAAAGTACCGATCCCGCATGATGGGACCAGCTTCCCGAAGACAGAAGTTTTCCCATAGCCCAGTGTAAAGGCCAACAATACCGGGACCACCCTTGGCACGCCCGCTGCATTGGTACATGTGCTCCATAAAATCAGCTTTGCGTTGCTCAGCCTTAACGTCCCAGCCGGCGAGGTAATCAGTGTTCATCATGTTAGTTGTGGGGTGCAATGGATGTGCAGTGGGATTCCATCCCAATAACCTGGTCCAACTCAAAGACTAAGTTGTGGAGTTCATCTTGAAGAGCTTCTGCAATTTCGTCGGCAGTTTTGCCGCCAAAAGAGTTGTACTCTACTTCAATATCAACCTCAAATGACAAGGTCAATTTGGGAACGGGAACGGTTTTCATTCCTTGGAGTAATGACTTACTTACCTTAGCAGTAATAAAAGAGATTAGTGAGTAGGACTACACGCCCTTGAGAGCTGCTACGTCAGCTTCAAGGGTTTCGATGCGACCAATAGCCTCCTGCAGCGCAGCCGTCAGCAGAGGCACAAGCTTGGACTGGTCGATACCTTGGTAGACGGGGTTGCCGTCAACATCCACTTCATCCTTGGTGCCTTGTACAGCCAGAGGGCACACTTCCTGTAATTCGTGTGCAATGAAACCTTCACTAAGTGGTTGCGTCCCGCCAAAGCCCTTTTTCCATTCAAATTGCACTGGCTTAAGTGCTTTCAAACGGTCAGATGCGTTACTTAGACAAACAATATTCTCCTTGAGGCGGTAGTCAGAACTGGTGTTGTATGTGGTGGTGGATCCGTTTGATAAGATCGACCCGGCACTAACGCGAGAGCTGCCGTTGTCCGTATAGAAATTAATATGTGTAAGGGCAGACGCTGATGACCCAAGATTCCAAGCAGCCCCGCTCCCGGAAACTCGACAACGAATGGCATTGTCAGTAGCGATATAAATTCCATTTACGCGGTTGGCCGTAGGATCAGTGTTTGTGGTGTTAATAAAAACACCACCATCACTCCCAATCCTCATCCGCTCTGACAGAGAGGTCGAACCAGTAAAGAAGCACAGCGAATCGCTTTGATTGTCGCTACCTTTAATTTGAGAAATCTTGGCTCCACCGGCGCCACTACCTAAGCTTGGACCAAAGATAATTTGGTTTATAATGCTTCCCGAAGCTTGGTTTGTCTGATATCCATAAAGCGCTAATGTATTAGTTCTTACAGTCTCGTCCGTATGCCCACCTATTTGCATTTTGTAGGACGAGTCAGCGACACTAGACGTGCCAACTAAGAGCCTGCCGGAGCTGTCGATGCGGGCTACTTCACTGCCGTATAAATGAAACTGATAATTATTTAGATCAGCGCCAACATTAAATTGAACACCTAAAGATGCTACATTTCGTTTAATTGTAAAGTCAGCGCCGTTGCCAAGTTGAATACCAGATTCGGCACTTGTATCTCCAAGGTTTAAGGCTGAGCCTGGATTCGTAGCGCCAATACCTACTCTTCCTGAAGAATCAATCCTTAAGGATTCGACGCCACCTTCCGTAAATGCAATAGTATCCGCTGCCGGAGAATATATACCAGTATTACTGTCACCAACAAAATAAAGCCCTGGTGCAGACACGCTACCACTAGGTGCAGCAAAAGTACCACTACTAACAATGCCACTGGCAACAATAACTTGCCCGCTCGCATTAAGGGTAATGTTAGGAACAGGAGAACTGCCGTGCTGGACGAAGGTTGCCCGAATGGTACTCATTTTCTATTACCAGATATTTCTTTATTTTAACCGCAGATATAGGTCAACGACCAAAGCCTGCATATTTCCCTGCTAAAGCAGCTGCATTTAAACCTTGAGGTAACCTTTGAAAACTTTCTAGCAACCCAAAGGTTGAGTTGTTAATGTTCCCAAGTAATACAGGAGGTGTATTAAACTTACTTTTTGCGTTACCATAAATGCCATAAACATTTTCCATGGCATTTTGTTCATACGGTGCAGACTGCCTAGGACCACTGGTGGCGTACTCAGAAAACCCTGGCAAACTAATGTTACGGAAGTTTGCTAGATGAGTTCCCAATGAACCTTGCTCATAAGAACTGCGGTCGGTACCAAGGGATGACCAAGCAGTACCAGCGTTGTATTGTTTGCCCAGTTGTTTAGCGTAGCCCATTAGTTACCAAGTAAACGTTCTAACGAATGCGCCTGATCCTGTTGGTAGTAACCAAGACGTTGTTGAATAATGTTGTAATAGTTAATGGCAGCATCAACCATTTCTTCTGCATGCATTGACGCAGCAAGGTTCTCATTAGAAAGCATGGCTGCTGTCAAGATGACAACACCATGCTCCATCTTGGAACCAATCGTTGCAGAAAGAGGAGTCCCATCATTGGTGAAACCAGCAATCAACTTATTAAGAACTTGATCGCCACCCATGGAACTCCTACAGCTTTAACTATTGTACTGGCATTTACTTAGCTGATTTTTCCCGTTGAAGGTAGTACCAATATGCATTGGATGAATTTTGGTGAAACCGTTTACCAACAAGAAGCTTGAGTTTCTTTTCCTCAAGATCACTATGCTCATCAAGGTGATAAGGAATAACCTCACCGTTTTCTTTGAGCATGTCCAGCTGTAGACCGTTCATCTCCAGTTGAAGATCGAAGTCTTTGATGGCGTGATCATGACAGCTCATCTTGATGCGAGCGTCATCACAATCAGTCGGCGCTGGAATCTTCTGGTAGAAGCTCTCCTGGATACTCGGATGAAACCATTTCCACTCTTGGCTCTCCAAAGATGCGCTTGGATCGTACTGAGTATTCTTGGACGACTTTAACACCGTGTGGGAGCTGTCGACCTTCTTGATAGGCGCTGCGTATGGCATCGAGGTTAGGGAGGACTTTAGTGGTTGTTTTAGGTTCTGTTCTTTCGTCAAGAACTTCTCCTGACATTGATCGTAATACAACTCGCTTGGTTGTGGTGATTGTTTCTTCAACGCAATAAAGTTCTCTTTCTGTAGTGTGCCAAAACTCCGGGTCCGTGGCGACCTCGACTGTAAGTTCCTTCTTTTTAACAAGGGTGAACTGGTAATTGCGACCGGTGATTTTGTTCGAGTCCAGTGGTAGGACCCGACGCAAATAATTTAGCAGGCCTTTGAGTGATCGCAGTTGGGATTCGTGGTGCCGCTTGGACTGCGTAATTAGGTCACCTTCTTTCTTGATGCGTTCCAATGCATCCTCATGGGA